CGACTTGGGCCACCCCGGCTCAACGATCACAGAAAGAGAACTACTGCATGTCATCTGTTATCAGGATCAGCAAGGGCGAACTCGCACACCGGATCTCCGCCCGCAACTTCGGCGTCACCCGTGATGTCGCGAACGACGCGATCGACGCCGTCATCGCGGAGATCCGGGCGGCCGTTGCGGCGGGCGAGAGGGTCGTCATCCAGGACTTCGGCACCTTCGAGCGTCGCGACCGCGCCGCCCGGACGGCTCGCAACCCCCAGACAGGCGAGCCGATCGACGTCGAAGCGACGAAGGCCCCGGCCTTCAAGGCGGCCAAGGCCTTCAAGGACCAGGTGTCGGGCGCCGCCAAGAACGCGGCGTAAGCAGCACGCGCCAGCGCAGGCCGCGCACCGAGTGCGCGGCCTGCATCCCCCGTTCCACCCGATCAGCAGGAGCACCACCATGCGCCGCAAGAAGAAGTACCTCTGCGCCTGCGGGCACTCGCTCGCCTATCACAACCCCGAAGACAACCAATGCCACCGCAAGGTGCGCGTCCCCGAGACGCACGTGGACGAGCCCGACCACGTGGGGAACGCCCCGTTCCACCGCACCGTCACCTACGTCGACATCGACTGCCAGTGCCAGCAGTTCGTCGGCGCCAAGCCCAAGGGCCACGACATCAAGGCGCTGGTATGACCGATCCCTCCCCGACTGAACCGGCGCCGACCGACAAGGACTGGCAGCGCATCGCCCAGAGCTTGTCGGACTGGAACCCGATGACGTCCAGCGACGCTCGCGGTTACATCATGGGGTTCGCGCGCGGCAACGATGACGAACCGTGGCCGCTGCCGAAACTGAACCCCCGCAACCGGGACGTGCGCGCGACGTTGCTGACGCTGTTCAGCCCCGGCGCGAACCCGTGGGATCGCGGGCGCGCGCTGCGGCGCCTCTTCGAAGATGCGATCAGCGGAGACGCCCAGGAGTCCCACCTGTGCGAGCACGGCAACCCCTTCGGGGGCTGCCTGTACTGCCTGGAGACCTAACAGCCATAGAGGAGTCCCCCTTGCTCTACTCGCTGGAGCGGCCATGAACAACGACGACGGCCGCGAGATCCTGTTCGACACGAAGATGACGCGGCCCTACACGGCTACCGGGGGGCGCACCAAGCCGACGGCGAAACTGGACCGGATGGCGCTGGTGTGCTCGACCCGGCAGTTCAGCCCCCACAACGTCGACGCCGAGCACGCTGAAGTGCTGCTGCTGTGCAGCGAAGCACTGTCGGTGCAGGAGGTGTCGGTGCACATGCAACTGCCCGTGCAGACCATCCGTGTTCTGCTGGGCGATCTCATCGATCTCGGTGCGGTGCAAGCGAAAGCGCCCGCAACGTATGACAACGACAACCTTGACGCAACCACGTTCCTACTGAAACGATTGCTCGAAGGTCTCGAACGGCGGCTGTGACGCCGCCGCCCCCGTATCCAATTCCCCCATTGAGGAGCAAGCATGAACAACGACGACCTCGGTCCCGTCATCGATCCCCCGCTCTACGCCATGCCCAACGACGGCGGCCGGGGCCCCGAAAGAGAGCGCATTCAGCGGCTGCTGAAGTTCGAGCGGGTGGCCGACCAGTACTACGACCAGGTCGCGGTCCGCATCCTGGAGCGCTTCCTGCCCACGACCGTGGGCGCCATGGCGGGCGTCAACCGCATGGACGCCGACATGGACCAGTTCTTCGTGGGCTTCGCGAAGGTCGGCGAGGACGGCAAGATCTTCACCCCCGAGGACCGCACCATGGGCCGGGGTGCCGGGTTCTGCAACTACATCGCGGCCGGTCGCGATCTGGGGCTGCCACTGAACAACCTCCTGAAGTTCCCGAAGTTCGCCTCCAACCCGGTGGTCGACGCGGGTATCACGGCGTACAACGGGCAGCCGCTGCTCACCCCGGAGGGGCTGCAATACCTCGACGGCACCCCGGTCCCGGCGAACTTCGTGTTCGGGACCTTGTTCATCGTCTCCCCCGAGGAGGAGGAGTGGACCAAGGATGACGTGGCGTGGCTGAAGGTCCAGGCCACGCAGGTCCGTGACGACATCGTCGCCATGCACCGCCAGGGCCTGTAGCGCCACCGCCGCCACACTGACGCCGGTGGACCCGAGAGGGTCCACCGGCGTCGGTGCTCGACTACGAAAGAAGTACGAGAGATGAGAAGCAAGAGCGGGAAGCGCTCGCTGCTGCCCGGCTGGGTGATGACTGCGGCGACCTTGTCCGGGCTCGGCATTGCCTTCGCCGTCCACCAGATGCTCGACCCCCACGCCGTGACAGGCGAACGGATGCGGCAACTGGCGGCGGCCTACCTGGGCCTGGGATTCCTCGTCTTCGGGATGGTGACGATCTTCCAGGACACCATCAAACTGCACCGCGACATCCGCCAGGACCGACGCGACGAGGCCGCGTTCGCGGCGCACATGGCCCTGCACGAGCTGGCCCACCTTGAAGCACTAGCCCAGCAGCTCCGGGAGCCCGCGCTGCCGCAGGGACTGTGCGGCAACCGCGAACCGCACGAGGCCCACGAGCACCACTCCACGAGCTTGGGAGTGTTCTGGTGCACGGCCGAGGAGTCGCAGCGACTCCCGTTCGCCGCCGAACGCGCCCGCCAACGCCCCGCCGAGCCGGGCGATTCGTGACCGTTTTCCTGTCCGGCTTCGGGATCGTTGGCCGCTAGGCTGTGCCAATGACGACACCGACTCACCATCCAACCACCCATATCCGCTTCGAGTTCGACGCGGACGGGCACGTGGTGTTCGCCAGCGCCTACGAGGACAAGAGCCTCGCTGCCGGGGAGTCGCGCCTGTACATTCCGCAGGTGTACCCCGGGACTCGTGGGGCGATCGTGCCTCGTGACATTCATCCGGTCCGGGCTGAGAACAATGCCCGCATCCTCATCGAAGAGCAGGGGGGCTACCGCCCATGAGTGAAACTGCGCCGCCGACCGCGTTGCTGCGGCTGGCCCCGGATGCCGGGCGTGATCCCGCGTGGCTCCAGCCTGATGTGCCCCAGCGGTACCGAATCCACAACCGGACGTTCTACCTCGACACCGACGCTGCCGTAGGGCAGGTCATCCGCGTCGCCGCTTCGGTCGGCTTCCTTGTCGGCCAAGGCCAGGGCTGGCGGTACTCGGTGGGCGCCTCGATCAAGCAGGCGCCTCCCTCGGGGGCGGTTCCTGCCGCGTTCCAGTCCTACGACATCGCGTTCGCCGACGTCGCCGACGAAGCCGAGGCGCTGGCGCTTGCCGAGGAGGCGGCCCTGACCTACCTGCGGCATCCGTTCTTCCCTGAGCCACCGGCGCCGATTCCCAACCTCGACCTAGTCGATCCGGCCCGCAACAACCAGACGCCGATGGACTTCATCAGACAGCGGCTGCCCTTCTTCCGCGACATCGCCGAGAACATCGACGACGGCGACTACGAGCTGAGCGAGGAGGAGCGGGCCGCGCTGGCGCGGGTGGGCGACGACGTGACCTACCTGGTGGAGCAGAAAGAGGAGCTGCTGGCCTGGGGTACCGAGCTTGCCCACGAGCTCGAATCAGCGCAAGCCGAGCTCGTGCGGCTCAACGCCGAGCTCGCGGCCGGGAACGCCTCCGACGGGTACCACACCCACAACGAACTGTACGAGCAGCGGCTGCTGTACCACGCCCACATCGCGCAGCGCTGGTATGCCGAGGGCGTCCCGGTGGTGAAGTCCAAGCGGCACCACACCGGCGAGGAGTGTCTGGGTGGCGGGTGGTTCATCGTGATGATGTACCTGGCGACCGGGCAGGTCAGCCAGCACTATCCGATCTCGGCGTGGAACCTGTTCGCGGTCCCGGCCGAGGAGACGGCGTGGCAGTGGGACGGGCACGACGCGGCCGAGGGCAACCGGCGCCTGCGCGAGGCCCTGCGGCTGATGCCGCCCAGCCACAACATGCCGCAGCGGCGGTGCACGAACACGGCTGAGCATGATGCGCACTACTTCGCCGACAGCCGTGTGTTCTGGTGCGCGACGACGCCGCCTAGCCTGGAGGTGCCGTGAAAGACGCGCTCTGGAGCGGCTACGGCCCCCCGGTCGACCCCCAGCAGTGGCACGCCGCCGCCGAATGGCTGATGTGCCGCTCGATCCACGGCGGTCTCGACGAAGTCGAGGCTGAAGCAGCGCGAATCGGTATCAGCGTCACGGCCATGTTCGTGATCGTTGACGCCTGCGCCGAGGCGCTGCAAGATGCCGCCGACCGTGTCTCGGGCGGCAAGACCGAAGAAGCGTGCTGTCCTGACCGGCAGCGACGCAACCGCGCCTACCAGCTGGAACAGCGCGAACGTAACAAACCGTCCTGAAAGGAACCATCCCATGTCCTCCCTCCCTCCCCTGCCCACGCTGCTCGTCAAGGAGCTGCACGACATCTACGACTTCTCGTTCAACACCACCGAGGAGAGCGGCAACCCGATCATGGTGGAGACCACGCTCGACGAGCACGGTCTGCACCTCTACGGCTCGGCTGAGGCCGTCATGGAGTTCATGATGCTCCTGGGCCACGCCGTCGGCGCCAACGCCCGCTTCGGGGACTACCTCCACGAGATGGGCAACCTGACCGAGAACCTGAAGCTGACCGGCCCCGACGCGCGCGGCGACGTCGAGGTCCAGCTCCCGAAGTTCCTGGTCCCCCAGGAGCAGGCGTGAGTACCCCGGTGACCCGCAAGAAGGCCCACCGGTGCCCCGAGTGCGGCAGCAAGCTCGACGAGAGCTGGCACCCCAAGGGCCGCACCTACCAGTGCCACAACATGGAGTGCCTGTCCGCCTTCGACGACGATGACGACCTCGGGGACGACCCGGTGTCGACCACGGCGGCACGACTGGGCGAGCCGGTGGAGCTCGTCCGCGACTTCGTGCACTGCGGGAAGGCCCTGGAAGGCAACGACCGCTCCTGCGCCCTCCCCCAGGGCCACCGGGGCGGCCCCTGCCTGCCCACTTCCGACCTCTGACCCCCGAAAGGATCTCCATGTCCCCCCAACAGCCGCAGACCCCGCAGAAAGCCACCACCTTCACCGACCACGAGGCCCTCAGCGACGCCATCGACGACTGGGACTTGCGCAACTGGCACTTCAACGCGTTCGTTCTGGTCGTGCCGAGCGCCGAAGCGCCCTACATGGTCGCGGGCACCGACCCGCTGGCCTGCCAGATGCTCGCCGACGACGCCGTACGCGCCTGCTGCAACGCCAGCCAGCGCCTGAAGGCGGCGTGGGGCCCGTGGGGGCCCTTGACGAGGAGCTGGACGGGCACCGTGTGCGATATGAGTGCCGTGCGCGACGGCAAGCACCCGCGCAACTACCTCGCCGAGGCGATCCTGACCGCCATCGCGATCGGGGACAGCCTCGCCAGCTACAACGGGCCCTTGCGCGGGACGGTCGGTTTCCACCTGACGGGTGAACTGCCCGGCGCGATCGAGCAGGAGCGGGCGGTGCGGAAGCTGAAGATGGCCGCCGACGTGTGGCGCAACAACCCCAACCCCACCAACGCCCGCTAGCATCGGGGTATTCGCAAGCCGTCCTCACCTCGACAGGAAGCAGGCCCATGCCCGAAACACAGTCGACGCCGGAGCCGCTGGTGCGGTACGTGCTCCAGCGGCTCCCCGAGTCCGCCTTGGAAGAATCCCAGCGGCGGCGACACCGCTCCCTGAAGCGCCTGAACGCCATCACGTTCGGGTTGATGCTGGTGATGGTGTTGTGGTCGGTGGGAATGATCGCGTTCGAGGTCGCCTACGGCGACCCTTCGACCGTGATCATGGGGCTTCTGCTGCTGTTCTACGCGGGCCTGCTGGCCTGGACGGTGTTCCAGGGGAACGTGGGGGTGCGCGGCCGGTACCACCAGATCCACGCCGAGAACTGCGCCATCGCCTTGGAAGACGACCAGCGCGAGCGCTACGGCTACGGCATGCTCCCGGCAGTCGATCTGACCGGTATCGCGCCCGAGGACACCGCCGAGTATCTGCGGCTGCTCGACCTCGCCCGCGACCTCCGCGACCACGCCTCCGGCGTGCGGCGGCGTTTGGGCGAGATCCGAGGCGACGTTCCCGATCCGGAGGACGTCGCGAGTGAGCCTCAGGTAGAGTAAGCCGGGACAGGGCGCAACCCTAGTCGCGCAGCAGAGGGGGCACGTAGGAGCCTGGGCGTCACAGTCAGGCGACCGCAAGTGCCCCCTCTGGTATTTCTGACGGCGGTACGGGGGCGCAGGTGAGTGGAACACCTGCGCCCCGATAAATGCGTGTCGCGCTCGCGCGGGCGCGGGCTATGATGGCGCAGCGGCTTCGGCCGCACCGGCTCTCTTGGCGCAGCGGTAGCGCACTCGCTTGTCAAGCGGGGGGTCACGGGTTCAATCCCCGTAGGGAGCGCCGGGCCGTCCAGGCTCCGGTCCGACCGGAAGGTTACTAGTGCCGCCTGGCGGCTTGACGGGACGTGGCGCAACACGGTAGCGCGCGTGATTTGGGGTCACGTGGTTGCAGGTTCAAATCCTGTCGTCCCGACGCAGTACAAGAACACATAGACAGGTAGCTCAATTGGTAGAGCAGCGGTCTCCAAAACCGCAGGTCGCAGGTTCGAACCCTGTCCTGTCTGCGAGTGACCACCGTGAAGCAGCAATGCTTCTCTTCTCCTATTCATTGAGGGATGGACGCGGTCAAGGGACGCGGTGGTCACGCGCCCGGGTAGCCCAATTGGCAGAGGCAGCGGCTTCAAAAACCGTACGGTGTGGGTTCGAGTCCCACCCTGGGTACAACTTCATGCGGGCCCTTAGCTCCAACGGTAGAGCACCTGCCTTGCAAGCAGGGGGTTCCCGGTTCAAATCCGGGAGGGTCCACGGTCACCCGGCAGTACGCTAGCAACGCTGCTCGGGACCCCCTGGGACGACAGACGAAGCCGCAGAGCCGGGCCCGGCGCTGACGCGGCGGACAGCCTCCCTCCTCCCAGGGAACACTCGCTCGGATAGCTCAATTGGCAGAGCACCGGTGTCACATTCCGGGGGTTGGGGGTTCAAGTCCCTCTCCGAGCACTAGCGCGTCCGTACCGGTTAAGGACGCGCCGGATGGGGCCGTGGCCGGTCGCGAATGGCCGTGGCCCAGCATGTAGCTCAGACGGGAGAGCGCCCGCCACAAGCGGGAGGTCAGGGGTTCGATTCCCGCTCATGCACAGCGCCCGCCGACGTGTGCTTTCCCGAGCTCGTTACTCGGGTGGTCAGCGCGACTGCACACGAGGCGGGTGTCTCGCCCCGGTAGCTCAACGGATAGAGCACCCGGTTCCGGACCGGAAGGTTGGAGGTTCGAATCCTTCCCGGGGCACCAACCGTTAATACTTCATGGACATCTACATCTCGGGAACGGGGCAGCGCCTGCGCGTGCACGCCGCCGACTCCTGCACCGGCACCGCCTGCCCGATTCACCGGCCCTCGGGTCACCACATGCGCCTCTGGCCGACGACATGGCGCTCCGACCGGTTCATGATGGAGCGCCTGTGCAAGCACGGCGTGGGTCACCCCGACCCCGACGACCCTGTCCTGGACCGCAGCCACGGCTGCTGCGGCTGCTGCCGCCCGCTGCTGTAACAACCGATCATCCGATGGAAGGACCACCCGTGTTTGTTCCCCCTGTGCTCGACGAAGAGCCCGACGACGACCTGGACGCGCACGAGTCCGAGTTGCACGCCGAGCTGGAGATCGCGCTGGTCGAGGCGCCCGACCACGTCACGGTCGGCGCCGTCCTCGCCCGCGCCAACGCCGCCCGCGAAGAGGGGCTGCTGAGTAAGAAGGCATTCGGGGAGCTGCTGGCGGCCTCGGGCCAGGACGAGTTCTGGAACAAGTTCCTGCTGTAACCTCCCGGCCACGCCAAGTGAAGACAGTTGTTCGCATCTTGCGTCCCAGTGGGGTCCAATAGGACGATGGACAACCACTACGTCACACCCGTCTCCATCGCCACAGCCGACATGCGGGGGTGGTGGGTCGAGATGCGCACCAACGGCTTCCTGCTGTGGGGCCCCCACGTCACCGAGCCCGGCACCGGCGGCTACTTCAAGCGCTGCCTGCTGGGCTACCGCTTCCCCGCCGGTGACGTGGAGGCCGCCTGGTCGGCCACCACGCAGGCGTCGCGCTGGTTCCGCAAGGAATGGCGCCCCGACTTCACACAGGCGCACCCCTACGGCCTGGACCGGGGGGTGCACGTGTGCCGCGTGGGCGAGTGGATCGAGCTGCAATGCCTGGACTTCGCCGAGACGGCCGACGAGACGGACGTCTTGGAGTTCACCTACACCGAACTGCCGAGACTGCGCGCGGCCATGGGCCGCCGTGCACGCCCCCGGCGCAAGCGACAAGCGAAGGAACACGATGCCGACCCCCGACCTTGACCTCTGGGCCGCTACCGCGCCGACGCCACCCTCCGAACCGGGTGGCGCCGGTAACCCGGTGACGGTCACCATCGAGCACGTCATCCACCACTCCCCCGACACCGGCTACGCGGTGCTCAGCGTGTCCACCGAGGGCGCGAAGATCACCGACAAACCCTGGGTGGCCGTGGGCACCATGCTCAAGCCCTACGCGGGCGACACCGTGAAGCTGCGCGGCGCCTGGGCCACGCACCCGAACTTCGGCCGCCAGTTCAAGTTCGAGTCCTACGAGGCCCAGCTACCCAAGAACGCCGCCCAGGCCGAGGCCTACCTGGGTTCGGGCCGCATCCCCGGGATCGGCAAGACCACAGCCTGGTCCATCGTCCAGCACTTCGGCGACGACACGCTGCGCGTCCTGGACGAAGAGATCGAACGGCTCACCGAGGTGGTGGGCATCGGCAAGAAGAAGCTGAAGATCATCACCGAGGGCTGGGCCGAGACCGCCCAGCAGCGGGCCATCGAGATCGCACTGACCAGCGTCGGCGCTTCGGCCTCGCACGCGTGGGCGATCTGGGACGAGTTCGGCGCCGACGGCGCGGTCATGGTCACCGAGAACCCCTACGCCCTCACCCGGGCCCGGGGCGTCGGATTCATCACCTGCGACCAGATCGCCGCCCGGCTGGGATGGGACCGATCCGACCCACGCCGCCTGTCGGCCGGGATCGCGCACGCCCTGGCCGAGGCCGAGAAGGACGGCCACTGCTACCTGCCCCAGCCGGTGCTGCTCAAGGCCGCCGCCGCCTTGCTCGACATCCCCGCCGCCAGCTGCCGGGACGCCCTGGAGCTGGCGGTCAAGGAAGACCGGCTCGTCCTGGACGGCGAGGCCTGCTACACCGGGCACATGCACTACGTCGAATCGGACCTGGCCGCGCAGCTGGCGCGGCTCGCGGCCGAGCAGGTGATACCGCCCTCGGCGGCGCAGCGCGAGCAGATCGAGAAGATGCTGGACGAGCGGGGCCTCACCCGCCAGCAGGAGGACGTCGTCCTGGCGGTCCTGCGCGGTGCCCTGACCGTCCTCACCGGCGGCCCCGGTGTGGGCAAGTCCCACACCATCGGCGCCGTGGTGGCAGCGGCTGCCCTGTGCCGGTGGCGAGTCCTGCTGTGCGCCCCCACCGGGCGAGCCGCACGCCGCATGTCCGAGCTCGCCGACGGCGCCGAAGCGGCCACCGTACACCGCGTCATCGGCTACGGCCAGGGCGAAGACGGCGCCCCACAGGCCGGACCGGACGAGCCCCTGGCCGCCGACCTCATCGTCTGCGACGAGTCCTCCATGCTCGACGTGTCCCTGGCGCGCTGGCTGACGCGGGCGATCCGCTCGGGCACCCGCGTCCTGTTCGTCGGCGACATCGACCAGCTGCCCAGTGTCGGTCCCGGCTCGGTCCTGCGCGACCTCATCGCCTCGGGCAAAGCCCCCACCATCGCGCTCACCCAGATCTTCCGGCAGAAAGCCGAGTCCGGGATCGTCCAGGTCGCGCACACCGTCAACGCCGGAAAGCACCCCACATTGGAGGGATGGTCGGACCTGCACCTGTGGGGCACCGACGACGGCGACAAGGCCGCCGCCTACGTCGAGGCCATGGTGTGCGAGCACCTCCCCCGCGCGTTCGGCCTCGACCCCGCCGACATCCAAGTCCTGGCCCCGCAGCGGCGCGGCTCCTGCGGCATCAATGCGCTCAACCGGCGCCTCCAGGCGCGCATCAACCCCGGCACCGGCCGCCAGTACGAAGCCACCATCGGCGGCGAGACCGTGTTCTTCCGCCCCGGCGACCGCGCCATGATCATCAAGAACAACTACGACAAGGGCGCCCGGGGCGTCTTCAACGGCACCCCCGTCAAGGTGCTGACCGTCGACCCCGAGGACAAGAAGCGGGCCGTCACCGTCCTGACCGACGAGGACGAGGCCGTCGTCTACGAATCGAGCGAAGTCTCCCAGCTGGCGCTGGCATACGCGGTCACGATCCACAAGTCGCAGGGCTCGCAGTACCCATGCGTGGTCATGCCGTTCACGATGCAGGCCTACAAGATGCTGGTGCGCAACCTGCTCTACACCGGGATCACCCGCGCCCAGCAGCGCGTGGTGCTCGTGGGCGACCCGAAGGCGATCCGCAAGGCCGTGGACACCGTGGACGCGCTCAAGCGCCATACCGGGCTGGCCCTGCGCCTGGCCGCCGCGTGAAGGCGGCTCGTGTAATCTGAGGTGGAGCGCCTTTGATCATGTGCGCTTCGACTCAGCAGGCCGCACCACAGGACCCGGTGCGGCCTGCGTCTTTCCCCCCATATGGACTGAAGAGTCCTGTACCTGAAGGAGTGTGCCCATGGATAGTGAATCGTTGTTGCTGGTAGCCGTGGCGGCCATCGTGTGGGCGCCCATGATCATCCGGGCGTTCAAGAGCGACAAGAAGAAACCGAAGAAGGGCGCCGAGCCCGAACCGCTCTGCGGCTGCGAGCACCACCTGGCGTTTCACACCAGCGAGGGCGTCTGCAAGGCCCAGAAACAGCGGTGGACCGGCACGAACGACCGGGGCTACTCCCAGTACGACATCGTCAGCTGCACCTGCCAGCAGTACGTGGGTCCTGTCCCCGACATCACGCCGCAGATCATGCGCGAGTTGACGCGTCCGACCCCGGCGGTCGAGCCGTACTCGCAGGACAAGTAGGCCGGGTGCCCGGACGCCCCTCTCTCACAAAAGGCGTCCGGGCCGTGGAGCGATCTTTGAGCCAAAACCGCGCCTCGATAACCCGTGATCACTGTACGGGGCATCGGAAGCGTTGGTGGTGAGCGAACCGGCGGTAGGCCGCCAATTTTTCCGGGTGCGGCCTGCCGTGGTCGTCGAAGGCCAGCCGCAGGCCGCCCTCGTCGTGGGCGCCGGGCGAGTCGAAGACCATCCACGCCTTGACCATGTCGGCGGCTGGTTTGTCGAGGAACGCGGTGGCGGCGTCGAAGTAGTCGAGGGCACCGTCACGTCCGGCCGAGTGGATACCCCACTCGATGATGCCCAGGGGCTTGCCCAGGCCCAGGCGGTGCCGGGCCCGAAGCGTCGTGAAGTGGAAGAAGTTCTCCTCCGGATCGGGCCGCCGGGCCGACCCGTAGAGGTTGCACCAGACCCAGTCGACCAGGTCGTCCCCGGGCCACAGGTCCGCGATGATCGAGTCCCACTTGGGGTAGTTCATGTAGGCCATGCCGAACAGGGCGTTCTCGCAGCCCTCCTCGTCGAAGATCTCCCGCACGATCCGCCACATGCGGCGGTACTCATCGGGGGTACCCGCGCCTTTGCGGGCGGCGGCCACGGCCGTGTCGTTCTCCGGCTCGTGGTGGATCACCAAGTGGATCTTGCGGTAGCGCAAGTGCTTGACGCGGCGCGCGGCGACGCGGATGCGGTTGCGTGCGGCCTGGGTCCCGGCGTCGGCCCAGCGGGCGACGGGCTTCCAGTTGTGGACCAGGTAGGCCTCGGTGTGGTTGCGCGTCCAGTTGACCACGTGCCGGTCGCCGAAGGGCACCTGGCCGGGGGCGGCGAAGGCGTGCGCGAGGTCGATCGGGCGGCCGATGCGGCGCGCGTGGTGCAGGTGCTGGGCGTCGAAGTTGTCCGGCACCCCCGGGTAGCCGTTCGCCCTGGCCCCCAACATGGTTCGGCAGGAGTGGACCAGGGCGTCGTCGACGCGGCATTCGTGCAGCATCCCGTGAGACTACCGCTTACCAGAGAGATATATGCGTCTAATGTGACGCCGTGTTGTCTCCGATGAGGATGCCCAGGTGCGGGTCCGGGCGTTCCTGCGCCCGGTACCAGGTGCGCACCGCGTCCAGGCGCGTCACCAAGTCCTCCAGCAGCTGCGACCCCTCGGGGAAGTAAGCCTCCTGGCCGTGGATGTGCAGGTCGAACGCGGCGTCGCCGGGCTCCCAGCGGGCGATGCCCAACGGCGTCCGCTCGCTCCCGGTGCGGCTGATGCCCGACAGGAAGAAGCGGCGCTCGCCGCTGGCCTGCACGTACACGTCCAGGCCCCCGACGACGAAGACGGCGTTCATCAGCCCACCTCCAGATTCGCCCACGGGCCCCGTCCTGCTCGGGCCTCGAAGGCGAGGACGTCGACGACGTCCTGGCGCAGGAGGTCCATGCGCTCGACCGGTTCGGCCCATTCGGGCTCGGGCTCGATCTGCCCCAGGATGCCGCCGGGCCCCAGGAACAGGCGCGCGGCGCACAGCTCCTGGCAGGTAATGCGGATCTCGCCGTCGGAGTGCTCCTCCACGGCCCACTCCAGCTCGTCCCGAACGATCCTGCCGAGGGTGTACATCAGCATGTGACCTCCTCGCAGTCGGCGCAGGCCAACCGCATATATGCTCCGATGAGCTGGGCCGCCACCGTCCGGCGCCACAGCCCCGGCGAGAGCTCGATGAGCCGTTTGATGGTCTCGTCCCGCCACATCTCCGAGTAGTGCTCGTCCCGAGTGAACGGCTCGGTGAACCTTACGTCACTGATCGTATATGCCGCCTTGGCTTCGCAGACGAGCCATTTGAGCCCGGCGTCCGCATTCACCAGGAACACCCGGACCCGCGCGGGATGGTACCGGTCTTTCGACAAGAACATCTCCCCCCGCATCACGAACCCGTAGTGGCCCCAGGGACCGATCACTACGTCGCCGTCCACGACATCGGGCATCGACTCTATAGTGGTCATTCCGGGAACGTCCTCTGCACACGATGGATGACGATTCGGTCCTTCGCCACCCGGGGTCGGGCCGCACTGTGAATGCCTCCCAGTGCGGCCCTCATCCGTCGAGCAGCGACGGTTTCTGCAACGAACCCGCAACAGCGAGTCGTGAGTGTTAGTATCAGACAACTCACGCAAACGCGATACCCCTTCGCTACCGGGAAGTTATGCCAAGTTATGCCAAGCACCTCCTCCCCAGGCCCAGCGCTCGCCGAACTCGGCGAGCTGCTCACCGACATCCGCAAGCATTCAGGCAAGTCACAAGGCGCCATCGCTTTCCGCGCGGGCTGCGGCCAACCCCTGGTATCGCGTGCCGAACGCGGCGAACGCAAACCGACACCTGAGCTATTCTCGGTTTACCTCGACCTCGCACGTAAGGAACCCGATATGCACCGCCGCCTCTTCCTCACCGCCGCAAGCGCAGGCATCGCCAGCGCCCTGCTCCCCGCCGACGCACTCGCGCAGCGCCTGGACGCCTCCCTGAACGTCGACATCGACTACTGGGAGACCCGCGTCGCCGCCCTCGGATGCGACCACATGCGACTGGGCGCCGACGCCATGCGCCCCAAGCTGTTCAACACCCTCCTGGAACTCGACGGCGCCAACGGCTCAGGTCAGCTGACCCACCAGATCGCAAAGCTGACCGTCCTGTACGCCCGGTCCCAGGCCTCCACTACCGAGGCCGACCAGTACTACCAGCTGGCCCGCCACTACGCGACCGTGTCCGGCGACGCGGGCACCCGCACCTGGGTCAACGGCCGCATCGCCCTCGGCGTCGCCGACAACCCCGCGACCTCGCACCTCGCCGGAACCTACGCCCAGCACGCGCTGGCCCACGAAGGCGCCACTGACACCATCGGGGCGCTGGGCCGCTACCTGGCGCACTACGCCCAGGCCCGCGCTGCGGCCGTCCTCGGCGACGCCGACCCGGCCCTGGCCCACCTGGAGCAGGCCCGCTACGCCTACGAGGCCATTGACCCCGATGTGGACGGCTCCGAGTGGTCCTACGCCGAGGGCCGGTTCCTCACCGACAACTCCTACGTGCTCGAAGCGATCGGCCGCGCGGCCGAGGCCGCCCACTGGGCCGACCAGGCACGCCGCGCCGGAGTCGAAGGCCGCTTCGTGACCCACCTGGCGCTGCACCCCCTCGTCGGCCGTCACCGCGCCGGAGACCCGGACGCCGCCGCCGAGGCCCGCGACCTCATGGCCGCCATCGAGACCGGGCAGCAGTCGGTGACGCTGCGCCAGGTCGCCGCCCAGGCCGGGGCCCGGGAGTTCGCCACGGCCGCATAGACCATTCTCAAGGGGTGCAAGGAGAAGGGGCCCGGCGTAGCAGTCGCCGGGCCCCTTTGTCATGCCGCTAGAACGGCCACTCGCCGCGTGCACCGGATTCGAGCATGCTGATGACCGAGAAGGCCGCGTCGCTCAATCCGGCGAAGGTGTGTCGGCCGGGCTTGCCCGAGCCGGTGCCGCCGTAGCGGTAACCGGCCAGGTTCCACGTGTAGATCGGCGTCGACGCCGGGACGATGTCGTCCACGGTGACCGGCCGCGCGTAGGTCCGGTAGTAGTTGATGGAGGGCGCGAACTGCTCGTCGGTGATGATGACGACGCGGTCGTGTCCGTTGAAGTGCTGGTCGAGTGCGGCCATCATGTGCGTGCCGCCCAGGTTGCGGAACCGGGCGACGGCGCGCAGCACTGACTCGCCCTCGTACAGCGGGACGTCCTCCGAGGAGGACCCGAACTGCACGAGCTTGAACTTCTCCGACCGCAGCGCCAGGGCGGTGCCGAACAGCGCCGCCGTGTCGGCCCAGGCGACCGAGGAGTCCTTGGAGATGTGGGCGAACATCGATCCGGACTGGTCGACCAGGATCAGCGTCCGTCCGTGCAGGCCTGGGATGTTCCCGAGCGAGTGGTTGATCGCCTGTTCCAAGGGCCACGCCCAACGCAGCGACGGCGCCGCGCGGTAGGCCGACAGGAACCGGAACGGGAACTGCCGCGACCGGGCGACCTGCTCGGGGTCGGACAGCCGCTTGCCGACAGCCTCGGCGACGGTGTCGCTGACTCCAGCCTCATCGAAATTGCGCAAGTTACGCAAAAGCGCCATATACCCCATTGAGGGGATCTTGGCTTCCCACAGGGCGCGCTTGTCGACGTCCTTCCCCGCCTGTGACAGCGCCTGCTCCCACGTGATCCCCGCATCGTCCAGCACGGCCGCCTGCGTCAGGATGCTCGGGTCGCTCGCCGCCTCGGCGCGAACACGCCGGTGGGCCGTCACCGTCTGGAGCACGTTCGGCACGTTCACGGTCCGGCCGCCGACCTTGCGCCGCTTGCCGGGGCGCCGGTCCAGCAGCCACGTGAACAGGGCGTCCTGGACGTGGTTGACCGGGCGCGGGTGGCACAGCTCCAGCACGTCGCCGAAGCGGACCCCGCGAGCGGGCGTGTCGTACTTCAGCGCGGACTTCTGGTTGTACAGCCGACGTGCCGCGTCGGCCAAACCACGCTTGACGCCCATGGGCACCGTCTTGCCGACGACCGTCAGCCAACGGGCGAGGATCTCGCCGGGCTGGTCGGCCCGCTGGCAGGCGGCCGAGATGAGCGTGCGCGCGCCGGGCATGTGCTTGGCGGCGAGGGCCTGAGCCGCGACGGCGGCGGCGACTTCGGAAGCCGACCGCATGTTAGCGGTATCACGGAGCCATGGGATGAATCGGGACATCCAGTCGAAGTCCTCGACGGCGACGGCCGCGCACAGCTGCTCGAAGCGCTCGTCGCGGAAGCTGGCCGATTCGTAGAAGGTGCGCTCGGCGACCATGTTCGAGACCGCGAGGACGAAGAGTTCACTCTTAGTGTCCCGCTCGAAGGCGGCCCCTCCCTGATAGTTGGCGGTCCCCCGTGCGGGAGTCGACCGGATCGGGGACGTGGGCTGGGCACTGATGCGGGCGTGGTTGAACTTGGACATGGCACCTCCCTGGTGGTTAGACCACAGCGGCGCCCGAGAACAGGTGTTGACCTCGCATTCGTGTGATGCCATTTCACTACGTTCGCCAAGGGCGAGCGACAGGATTCGAACCTGCAACCTCTGTTTACAAGACAGATGTGAAGTAAGCGAAGTCGGGCGCAGCGGGCGCCGCTATGGAGTTTTGGAGGAACACCCCGAGAACTTGGTTTGGGCTCGCTAGCGCTCTGCCCAGTTGAGCTATACCAACGGCCGAAGCCAGGTGTCGGTAACAGGATTCGAACCTGCAACATCTACTACCAAGAAGTACGCGAGCCCGGACGCAGCGGGGCGTTCCGGACATTGAGCATACATCACCGTTTTCTGCACTTGCATGGGGTTTTCGGGCGCCTGGAGAGTAACGATTTCGCGAATCTCCCTCGAACGGGGGATCAACGCGAAGTTCTGTCACCGAGACATGACAAGATGTCCTGATCCCGTAGAGGAAGGACCATCGTCATGGCAGAAGTCACCCTCGATCTTTGGCATCTGATCGAGAACCTGAAAGCCCAGCACTACACGTTCGAGCCCCACGGCAACAACCGCTTCACCATCACCTCGCCAGACGGCCAGACCAAGACCGACTTCAACGGCAACGGCCGAGGCGACCTCGCCGTACAAAAACTCGCCGAGACGATGTACGAGGCCTTCGGCTGGACCGACATCACCGTCCGCGACGGCGACGACCTCGAAACCAAGTTCAAGAAGTACAACGCCGCCCGCAGGCTCGAACGCATGGCCGACCCCGAATGGGACGACGGCGCCCTCGAACGCGCCGAGGCACAGGCCCGATCCCAGCTCGCCAACAACCGGATGGTCATCCAACCCGAGTACATCGGCCCCTGGGAAGCGTTCCAGATCATCGACGCCCACGAAAAGGCCCGCATCGCCCGAGGCCTCTCCGAAGACGCCGAGCTCGACATCCGAGCCATCCTCGAAGGCCTGCCGTTCATCAAGCAGCGCAACGTATCCCAGGCGCACAAGGGCAACCTCGGCAAGATCATCGCCCTCGGCCGATTCCTGCTGACCCACCAAGGCGTCGCCATCGCCGAAGACGGCTACCTCCTCGACGGCCAGCACCGCATCCTCGCCGTCCTCGAAGAGGGACTGCCGATCGCCATCCTCACCGCGCGCAACGTCCCCAACGAGATCTTCCCCGTCATCGACACCGGCCGCCGACGCACCGTCGGCCAGATCTTCGGCATGCGCGGGATCAAAGACCCCACCAACATCTCCTCGGCCGTTCGCATCCTCTACTGGTACGACACCGAGCCCGACCACAAGAAGTGGTTCAACCGCACCCTCTCCGAAGACGAGCTGCTCGACATGCACCTCGAAAAATACGTCACCCTCGAAGACTCCATGGCCCTGTGCAAACGCGCCATCAAAAAGGGCGAACTCGACATCAACATCGCCGTCATGGCAGCGGTCACCCACATCATCCTCCGCGTCGACCCGCGCGCTCCCATCGAGCAGTTCTGGTCCACCGCCGCAGGCTCAGGCCCCACCGACCCCTACTGGTACGACATCTACGGCGCCACCTACATCGAGCAATGCCCCGCCTTCGCCCTCAAAAACTGGGCCAAGGCCTGGAGCAAGCGACCCGGCAACACCAACAACCGAGGACAGCGCCACACCCAGCACCTCATCTGCTCCATCCGCTCCTACAACGAAGCCATCCAAGGCAACCGGCACAAGGTCGTCGTCTACAAAGACACCTACGCCGTCCCCCGGCCCCTCGTCGCCGGGCACGGCATCGCCTAACCGCATCCACACAACAAGGGCCCGGCGTCCCCAGATGCCGGGCCCTTTCCCACGGGGGACCGTGAGACGCCGATACACAGCGCAACAAAAACACTACGCGACACACCCGCCTCAACAACCACGCCCACCGTCGCTGCCTCACTACACTCAGTCCTATACCCAGGCAACATGAAATTACCTCGGGCTCGATGTATAACGTATCCGAGGTAGTTTCATGTTTCGGGGTGGCCCTAGATCGGGGAAGGCCGCTGCGCGGCTATCGGCGACTACGCAGCGGCGGCCTCTTTCCGGTAATGGTCTTTACAGATCGGGCAGCTGAAGGCCCCGAGCTGTGGGGCGGCGATGGAGACGTAGCGCATGCCGCTCACGTCTGAGCAGGAGGCACCTCGGCATTCGCGCTGGTCGGGACGGAGCTGGGGGTACGGGAAACCGTCCGTGGGGTCGGTCCAGGAACTCGGCGTGGCTTGGGGTCCGAGTGGGTCGGCAGGGGCGTTCTGGCTCAGCAGGAGGGCGTTGAGGCCCTTGGTGCCCCGGTCGTAGGGGCGTTCGGTGCGGGCGTCGATACGACCGGCGAGGGCGGTGGCGATGTCGTCGACGGTGGCTCCGGCTCTCCAGCAGTCGAAGGCGAGGTTGATGATCGCCTTCTTGACGTCGTCGTCGGCGAGCGTGTCCTTGGAGGCACCTTCGCAGATCTCGACGAGGTACTTGCGCAGCACGCTGAAGATCTCGGTCTTTACTTCTTGGGGGAGCTCACCACCACCACTGGGGGACGGGTTGTCCACAGCGGGGGTGTCGGCGGCGCCGGTGGTGGTTGGTCTCCTTGAATTGCTCTCCTTGTCTTGCTCTTCTTTACCGGTAGTTTTCGACCCCTGGCCTCCGGTACTTTTCGACCCCTGGCTACCGGTAATTTTTACCGGTGGCTCCTGTTCTTCCTGGTCAGAGCCACCGGTAGTTTTTACCCCGTTGCCACCGGTACTTTTTACCGGTGGCTTGCGAGGGGTGCACGCGTCGTCGTCGGCGGCAACGTCGGCGAGGGAGTCGGTGAGGCCGTCCTTGATGGATTTGCGCAGCTTGTACCAGGCGGTGTAGTCGACGCAGCCGGTGTAGCCGTGCGGTGCGGCCTGGTGAACGGTGTAGATGAGGCGCTTGTGGCCGGTCGAGGGGTCGATGACCTCGGCGACGTCGATGGCTCCGAGCTTTTCGAGCTCGACGATCCATTTGCGGATGGTCTTCTCGGTGGCGCCGAGGATCGCGGCGAGGCTGGCCTCAGTGGGCCAGACGCGGGAGTGGCCGTGCTTGGCGATGTTGACGTGACCGTAGAGGACGACGTACAGGGCCTTGGGGCCGTGGGGGATGTCGGCGAGGAGCACCCAGTCGCCGGGCTGGGAGTAAGGGAACTGCCTGCCGAGGGTGGTGTCGAATTCCCCGTCTGGGTGTTCTTCCCAGAGGCGGGTGCGGTCGGTGGTCACGAATGTGGTCCTTCCCACCGCCACCACACGCGAGCCCGGTTGACGAGAGTTACTCGTCTCCGTTAGACTCGAAACCACTGACGTGTGGTTTTCCGTGTGGTAGCGGAACCGTAGTAGGGCCGGGGGCGGACACCCCCGGCTTTTTTCTTTGCCCCGAACATGTCTAATACGGACATACTACACATTCGGGACGTTAGTTAATCTCAGTGTTGCGTGAAGGCTACCGCGTGTAGCCGACACAAAACGCTACCATCGAAACATGAGTGGTGAACGCATGACCCATCCTAAACACAAGCCCTCCCCCAAAGGCAAGGGCGCGAAGAAGATCACTCCGAAGAGAAGCCTGCCCATCGGGCTGCGCTCGGCCAAGCTGATCCGCGACAACGCCAAGAGCGCCGTCATCGTCCCCGTGGCCGAACAGCCGTGGATCATCTCCCTGCCCATCGGCGAGATCATCCACATGCCCATCAACTTCAAGGGACGCGGCTTCCTCAAGGCCAAGGTGACCGGCGCCTGCTTCCACCCCACGCTCGCGGAGATCCCCACCTGCGAGCGTGGGCACGCCCCCGAAAAGTTCGACGCGGGCGCCGACTGGCACACCGTGCTGAAGAAGGCCGCGTGGGGCTCCAACCGACCCGCACCCACCACCGAGATGGACGAACGCTCCAAGAAAGGGTGGTTCGTGCTCGACTTCGAGCCGACGCACTTCCCTCGGGAGTGGCAGGCCCGCGCACGCAAGCGCTGGGCCGAGGTCGCCGCATAGGGCATGAGCCGTCCTTCCGGTGACACCGGACACGCCCTCCAGGTTTGACGAGGTAACCTCGTCTCCTGTAGAGTCGACTCCGGTTTATGCAGACCAACTTGAGGCCGGGGCCTGACCGCCCCGGCCTTTGCTATGCCCTCACCTTACACCGGGGGGCCGCAACCGGAGTCCGGCTCACGACTTCCAACGTGCGTGAGGACGACCCACATGGTGATGCAGGACGACGCAGAAACCCCCATGGAACTGGAGCTCATGCTGGCTCCCCAGACCACCGAACTGCTGCGGAACCTCACCGGGCCTGGCGCCCTTCATCCCGACCTCACTCCCGAGGCCCTCGCGGTCGTGTGGCTGGGCCGCTGGTCCCGGCGCACACTCAAACAGCTCGACTTCCACGACCGGCTCGGGCCCGTCACGGAAACGATGACCATCGCCGTCCGCTGGCCCCTGTGGAGCAACTTGCGCGAGTACGGTGTGGACCTTTCCTGGAGCCCTGAACGGGCGGCCTCCGCAGTCCTGAACGACTGTGCCGCCCGCATGGCCCCCCAAGGCCCCTATGGCACACTGGAGTAGACGACGGCCGGGTTTCTGAGGAGTGCCCGGCCGTCGCGCTCTTCCCCCAACCCACCTTCCCCCCTAGGAGCATCCCCATGCCCATGCGCCGACGCAGCGCCCAACTCGCGCTCGCCAACATCGCCACCCGCCCGGCCCTGCGCACCCGCAAGGACCCCTACCGCGCCTTCGACCGCATCTACGCCGACCTCCGCGCCGAGCACGGCTTCGCCATCACCGACACCGGCGTCCTCGACGGCCTGCGGCACCTGCTCATCTCCTACGCCCTCGAAATCGGACTGTCCGGCGTCGGCTGGCAGATCGCCCAGCAGAACGTGCGCCACCACCTCGACAACCGCATGCGCGTCCAGGCCCTCCACGCCAAGCACCCCGAGCTGACCGACATCCCCGTGAAGAAGCCCATCTTCGTCGTGGGCCTGCCCCGCACGGCCACCACGCTGACCCACAAAGTCCTCGCCGCCGCCAAAGGCGCCCGAGGCCCCCAGCTGCACGAGATGTTCAAGGTCGCTCGCGCCGAAGACCTGACCCCGCGCCAGACCGACCGCCGCCAGCGCGCGGTCGAGCGGCAGCTGGGCGGCTTCCTGAAGCTCTCCCCGGACTGGGACAAGATCCATCCGATGCGGGCCACGGACGTGGAGGAGACCACGTTCCTGACCGACCACTCCCCCATGACGCTGGGGACCGCGCCTTTGGAGTCGTACTGGCGGTACCTCACCGAGGTCTACAACCCGGTGTCAGACTTCGAGCTGCTCAAGGCCAGCCTCCAGGTGCTGTCGGCCGGAGGGCCTGCGCCGCGCTGGGTGCTCAAGCATCCGGGGAACCTGTTCTACATCAAGGCCATCCTGGAGGTGTTCCACGATGCGACCATCGTGTGGACGCACCGCGCGCCGGATACGGTGTTCGGTTCCATGTGCTCGATGGCCGAGTCCCTGCACCACCTGCATCTGAAGCGCGACGCGGTCGATCCCAAGGCGATCGGGCGCCGGTGGCTGGAGATCCTCACCTACGGGGTGGAGACCGCCCGGCGGCAGAAGACCGAGCTGCTGTCGGCCTGGGGGTCGCGCGTGCGCCCCGACGCGTTCATCGACCTTTCCTACACCGCACTCATGGTGCAGCCGTACTCGAATGTCATGGCGCTGTTCGAGAAGCTGGGACTGCCCTTCGGGGACCGCGAGGAGGAGATCCTGCGCCGAGCCCTGGAGCGGCCCGTCGACCGCAGGCGCCACGACTACGCGATGTCGCGGTACGGCGTCGACGAGGACGAGCTTTTCAAGGCCTTCGGCGACTACTCCCAGCTGGTGATGAAGATGGACGTGGCCGGGTCGGCGGGCAAATTGCTGTGAGCCTCAGCTGATGAGGATGCCCACGACGATCCCGAGGGTCAGCGTCATCGCCAGCGCTAGGGAGAGCACGGGCCAGGTGAGGTAGTCCTGGAGTGCCGTGGGGAGCTCCAGGCCCAGTGGTGTTCGTTTCGGGGTGGTGCTGGCCGGTGTGGTGGGGGAGGGCTTGTGGTGATGTCGTCCCATTGGCGGATTCTAGCTAAGCCACCACCCGGTGAGGGTTCCTGCGGTGATGCACGCGGCACATGATCCTGTGATGAGTGCCAGGATCAGGATGGTGTGGACGATCCCTCCGCAAACCACTCGCAAGAATGCATTCATACTGGTCATAGTGGCATGAATGTCACTGTGCCGCAGGGCTTTCGAAACGTTCCGGCGGACGCTGATCCGCGTTAGACTCGCCGGTATGAGCAGCGATATCACCTCCAGCGCGCCCAAAAAGAAGGCGCTTACCACCCACCGCCGGAAAAAAGGCGCCAAGAAACAGGCTCCCGCGCCCGTATGGATCACGAGCCCGGAGTTCGACGAGGCCCGCGACCGCGCCGAGACCGAGTGGCTGACCATTCAGGAGTTCGCCGACGACCCGCGCTTCGGCGGCACCCGGGACCGCTCCGGACCCCAGCACGCCGTCGACGCCAACCGGTGCGGCCTACGCCAGTCGCGGCGCACCGACACCGTCCAGGTCAGGTGCCGGGGGGGCAAGTTCCGACCGTGCACCACCTACCGGTATCCGCTGTGGCGGTTCGAAGAACTCGTGGGGTTCAAGGTGATCAGGCGGCCGGTACCACTCGCCCCACCCTCTACCGGCCCCTTGGAACGCAGCGTGGCGTTCACCTCTCCCACCCCCCAGGACGAGGAGACCCCCGCCGCGACGGCGCCCTCACGACCCCGCCCTCCCCGCGACCTCCTCTTCATCCCCCCGCAGTTCACCCCCGAGCTGGAGACCTGCGGAGCGGACAGCTGTTAACCTGGGAGTGACTACTTCGCAGTAGTTTTCCCATCGGCCTGAGCGGTGTCCACGGCACCGCCCAGGCCGATTCCGTTCCCACCCAGCGACTACGAAAGAACTATGTGTGATAGGTTCTGAGCTGGGAAAACAACTACAAGGAGTCTGCATGACTGTCACCACCGACACGACGGACACCACCGTCGTTCCTCTCGCCCCCCCGCAGGACGTCCACGAACAGGCGAAAACCCTGGTCGAAGAACTGCGCAAGCGGCTGCACCAGGCCGCTTACGAGGGCCTCCTGAACGACGAGTTCGCCAACGGCATCGCCACCGGCCTCGTCAGCGCCAACGTCGTCCTCGACCCCACACGGGCGCTCATCCTGTTCGCCCGCGCCATCGAAGACGAAGCGGCCGAGCGGCGCACCAACCCCCGCCAGGACTGGGACAACCCCATGGGGCAGAACAACGTTCCCTCCTCAGCCGAGGTCGTCCTGCGCAAGCACGAGGACATCGCCGCCGCCAAGCTCGCCGAGGCCCTCGTCTCGGGGCCCTGGCCCCTCTTCTAGGCCCATGCCAGCCGCGCCCCGGGGCGCGGCTGGCATGATACTGCCCTACGAGAGGAGCGCCATGAGCAGCGAACCACAACCACGTAGGCCCTCCAGAGCGCTTCAGCGCCTGCGCCTTCAGGCCGCCCAGACCCGCCGACACCACGGCATCACCATCGACGTCGACCCCGGCCGCATGGCCCTGAGGATCGGACCGTTCAAGGTGTGGGTCTCCGGATACACCATCACCGTCCGCAGCCCCGGCGCCTTCCCCAGCGTCGCGCGCGTACGCACCAGCAAAAGCTGCGGCGACATCCTGCGCGGCATCGGCATGCACAGCCTTCACACCGGCATCTGAAAGGACGCCCATGCGCTCGCTTCCCATGAGCCTGGCCCGCGCCGCCCTGGCCCACGGCCTCGAAGTCCACAACTACTACAGACCCCCCATGTACGTCGAGGTGTTCCTCCCGGCCACGGTCGTCGGGTGCATGCTGCGGGGCACCTCCAAAGAGGTCACCGCCTTCGTCGAGGCGTTCGAAGCAGGGAGCCTGGGGATCACCAATCGGCAGGCGCTGGCAGCGTGCATGCAGGTCCACCACCTGGGGAAGCTCCCGAAAGTCGGGGCCACGATGGCGGTATGCTTCCCCGACTGGCAGTTCGAACCCGAGGGGGACGCATGACTGATGTCGTAGCCGCGAAACACTTCCGCCGCTTCCTGATCGTCGACAATGGGCGCCCGGTCGCCGAAGGCGTCCAGTTCCAGGACGAGCGCGCCGCCACCCGCGAGGAGCCCGGACCCGGGCGCCGCACGAGCCTGTGGGACTCGGTCGACGACATCTTCGACAACGTCCAGTACGCCACCTCGTTCCTCCACTGGGTCGACGAACCCGACAGCGACCTGCACCTCATCGACATGCGGTTCCGCCGGTTCATCGTCCAGCGCGACGTCGACGAGACCGGCGTCTCCGGTACCGGCGCGGTCGTCGAAGGCGTCCGCTTCGAGGACGGCCGCGTTGCCTACCGGTGGTGCGTGCACCCGGCCCGGTCCACCGGCAGCTTCGACTCCATCGAGGAGATGATGGAGATCCACGGTCACAACGGCAACACCCGCGTCGAGTGGTTGGATTAGTACGAAATGGCCCTCCAGGCAGCCACTGTGGCTGCGACACTGGAGGGCCGACCGACTGCCACGACCATAAAGGATCGCCGTGACAACCACCAGCCGTTTGCGACTGCCCGGACGCGCCACCTGGCGCAAGCTCTGCGCCTGCCGCGAGTGCAGCAACGGCGGGAAAGCCCGGATGCGCAAGCGCCAGATCAAGCGTGCTGAAAACCGCGAGGCCCGGCGCGAGATCGAGATCGAACGCTACGAGGAACCCTGATGGAAGCCCGCTACTACTCCGACGTGCACTGTTTCTTCGCCTCCACCCCGGCACAGATCGACTCCTGGCTCGACCGGGCCACCGACATCGGCGACCGATTCGGGGACGGCTTCGGTCTGTTCGACGTCGACTTCAGCGCCAACATGGCGAAACTCGAAATCGGCATCCACGCTGCTCATGTCCTGCACGACCGCGAGCACGACACCGGCGACGAGCTCATGGAGATGTGGACCGAGGCGTTCCACGCCGTCGGCCACGCCACGTCGATGCTGGAGTACGTGAGCGCGGTCGACCACCTGCAACGGACTGAGTTCGTGCTCTCCAAAGGCGCAGGCGACGACCGTCAGGAGCTGCTGACCTTCGCTATCGACTGGCGTCCGCGCGGCGATGGTGACGCAGGCGACTTGACGCGACCGGAGCAGCCCAGCTCGTTGGAGTATGAGGGATAATAAGGTTTTCGGGGCACCGCCGACTCTCCAGAACAGCGGCGCCCCTTACTCACCAGAACGCACTGATTGGAGCTTGTTCTGATGGCCCCTAACAATACGCAATCCCCGGCGCCCCAGGCAACCGGCCACGGCCGCGTCGCCACCATCACCGACATCGGAAAGATGTTGCAGCGCAAGCGCAGCAGCGCCGTTCTCCAGCAGCAGGACACCGCCGAGATCCCCGTGGCCCCCGTCTACGAACCGCCCCTGGCGCCCGGCGAGATCGTCGGCTACTTCCGCCACGCGGGCCGCTGCATCCAAGTCCAGTACGGCGCGTCGGAGTGCCTGTGGCTGCGCGAGCGCTCCCTGGACGACCAGACCGGCGCCCTGACACACTTCGATGCCTTCCACGAACTGGACTACAACGAGTTCGGCCACGTCATCTGGCCCCACCGCACCCTCCAGTTCACCTACCTCGGCACCGACGTGCAGCCCTCGTGGATGGCGATCCCCTCGGCCAGCCTCGGCGACCTCCTGTACAAAGTGATGAGCCTGTACGATTACGTCGTCAATGGGGCCATGGTGCGAGCCGCCCACGACCTCGTCCCCAACCCGGACCCGCAGCGGTACGATCCCAACCGCAGCGCCTGATAGACCACGCACCGCCGCCCGGACACCGGGCAGGATAGGGCGGCACGCACCTGCGACACCCAGGTGCGGGCCGGAGGTTCCGGCTTGGGGGAGTCGGAACCTCCGGCTCAAACGCCTCGCCGAGAACTTCTCGGGTCAAACCGGCTGTCACCGGTCATAGGTAATCTCAGTGAGCAATCCACGCACCTCGTGTGCTCACTGAAAGGACCACCATGGCAGGCGAAGCCACCCTCCACGTCATCGGCAATCTCACCGACGACCCCGAACTGCGCTACACCAAGTCCGGCAACGCCGTCTGCGCCTTCAGTGTCGCCAACACCCCCCGCGCCAAGAACGCCTCCACCGGCACGTGGGAAGACGAACCGACGGTCTACTACAACTGCACCGTGTGGGGACCCTACGGCGAGAACGTCGCCAACAGCCTCCGCAAAGGCCAGCGCGTGATCGTCCACGGCGGCGTCCACGACGACTCCTGGACGAACAAAGAAGGCCAGAACGTCAAGGGCATCAAGATCATCGTCGAGTCCGTAGGCCCCGACCTCCGATTCGCCACCGCCACCACAACGTCATCCCGGGCTGAGGGCAAAGGTGCCCCCACTCCGACAGCGGCCACCTCGTTCACGCCAGTGCGCGCCGCCAGCGGCTACGACGCCCCCCCGTTCTGAGCCGCCGTGAACACCGTGACCCGAAGCGGCTGGGCCGTCTGGGCGATCACCGTCCTCAACCGGGACGGCGAATGGCACTGGTGCGAGCTCGACCCGGCCGAAGCGCTCGCCAAGGCCCGCATGCAACAGTTCACGCCCCCCGTCACCGACCACTTCAACGACAAGGACGCCCTCCGGCGCCTGCTCAACGGTGAACTGCTCACCGTCTGGTGCCTGGACGGCACCCAGATCACCATCCAACCCACCCGTCTGTGAAAGGAACGACCATGACGCGCATCCTGCCCCCGCGAGCGGTCAAGCCGCTGCGCAATTTGCTGCTGGCGATCTACGGCCCCGAGGGCTGCGGTAAGACCCTGTTGGCGCTCAAGACCGCGCACCGCCTCGCCGCGCCGACCGGCGCCGACGTCGTCCTGGTCGATGCCGACGACGGCCGGGCCGCGCAGTACTCCGAGTTCGCCTTCCGCCCCGAGCCGTTCCGTGATGTCTTCTCCACCCGGCGCCTGATCGAGATGATCGACGACTACACCGCGATGGCGCGTGAAGCGCCCGGCAGCATCATCATGGTCATCGACTCCCTGACGCCGTTCTGGGAGGGTAACGGAGGGCTTAAGCAGCTCAATGACACCGTCCACGCCCAGGACTTCAAGGGCAACACCTGGTCGGCCTGGTCGGTCACGGGCCCCCAGGAAGTCGACCCGCTGTATGCGGCAATGCGTCGATTCAGCCAGTACGGTCACATGATCGTCTGCCTCGAACAGCGGCCCGACTACGAGGGCAACAAGCAGATCGGCGTCATGCCGAAGTTCCGCGAGGGCTTCGGGCACCGCATGGACTTCGTGCTTCGTGCCGAGCGGTACTTCCACCAGGACACTACCGCCAACGACGCTGCCCCCAAGGACGCCGCCTCCTCCTCGCACCGCGTCGTCATCGAGAAGGTCACCCTCGCGCGGTCGGTTCCCAACTCGGACGGCACTGTCGACAACGAGTACCCGGTCAGAACCGGCACTGTGGTCCCTGACCCTGATGGTGGGATCGGCGCCCGGCTCCTGGAGTACCTCAACGAGGGCGCCGGGGACTACGAGGGAGTCACCAAGGAGTACCTGGAGAGCATCAAGGACGCCGATCGTGACGGGCTCCTCAAGGCCTACAACTACGCCAAGAACGTGGCGTGGCCCGAGGAGCACCGTCAGGCGCTGATGGACGCGGTCGTGGCGCTGGGCAGCAAGTTCCAGACCGCCCCTGCGGCCGTGGAAGCATCGCCGGTCCAGGCGGTTGAAGGCCCTGCTGATCGCTACTTCTGGTCGGCGCTGACGCCGAACCACCCCGTTGAGGAGTGGATGCAGGCGGCCGAGGGGCTGGACAACCAGTGCGACAGCGACATCGAGCTCGACGCCTTCCTGGCGGCGGCGAAGCAGGCCGGGCGGTGGGACAACGTGCACGAGCTCATCGAGAACCGCAAGCAGGAGCTCGCGCACGACCGGAAAGAGGAGGCGTTCCGCGAAAGCCAGGGCCTGGACGCCAATGAGATCTTCTAAACCGCACGCACGATAGCAAAAGCGACAGACTGTCCCATCTTGGGTTTATGGTGGGCAAATGCAATCATCTGTCGATATCGCGGGGGCGGCGTGGCGGGCGGCGTCGGCGGCCAACCGCGCCGCCAACGCCGACACCGCCATCCACGCCTCCCAGATCAGGGAGTGCCCTCGCGCCCTGCACTACCGGGCCCAAGGCACCCCTCATTCTGATGCGGTCCCGGTGGGCCTGAACCTTAAGGCCCACTGGGGGACCGCCCTCCACGAGTTCTACCTGCCCTACCTCGCTGCGCAGTGGCGGCGCCAGGAGGGCGTCGCCGACGTCCAGATCGAGCCCGAGCTGAGCGTCGACCACGAAGGCCGCACCGTCCTCGTGGCGCACCCCGACCTCGTCGTCTTCTTCACCGACGGCACCGCCGCCGTGTGGGAGCTCAAGACCACCGGCAAGACCGGCGTCGACGCCGCCCTCGCAGGCGAACCGAAGACCGCACACCTGGACCAGTGCCGCATTGGCGCCGCCCTGGTCGAGAACGAGTACGGCACCCCGGTCACCGGATACGTCATCTACTACCTCGACCGCGCCGAGCCCGAGCGGCACTGGGCCATGGTTGACCGGCCCTGGACCGACACCGAGATCTCCACCGCCAACGCCCTCATCGCCTACGCCATGACCGTCGCCACCGATGCCACGGCCGCCCCCCGCTGGTTCGGCCGCCACGGCGCCGACGCCGCCGCACCGTTCTCCCCGTGCCTGCAATGCCCCTGGCAGACCCAGTGCCTCCTAAAAAAACCCGACCGGCGCGTCAGCGACGAGGCCGCCGGTGAGCTCGTGGCCGCCGCCGTCGCGGCGAAAGGCGCCGTCAAGGAGGCCGAAGACCGACTGGTGGAGTTCCTGCGCCTCAAGGCAGGCATCACCGAAGCCAAGCGCGCCAAGGCCCGGCTGACGGACCTGGTGACCGCACTGGACCTGGAACCGGGTACCTACCGCGCTCATGGTGTGGAGCACACTCTGGTGTGGCGTGAAGGATACTTGCGCACTGACGAAGAGGCATGCGCGAGAATGCTAACCGACCTCGGAAAAACGGTGCCGAAGAAGCCCGTCTCCGGGCATTTCCAGTTCAAGTGACGAGTACAGGAGACTACGTGTCCAGGAAGCGCAACACGGAAGCCAGCAGCGGTAACACCTACATCTGGCACCGCCCCGAGTTCACGGACCGGCTCGACGAGCTGGGGACCTTCGCCGAGTGCGGAGCAGTCCTCGGCCGCGACGGGGCCCGCACCGTGTCGAAGTGGCACACCCAGTACGACAACTTCCCCGCCGTCGTCTGCTCGGCAGGAGAACGCGCCTCCGCGAAGAAGTACCTGGTGAAAGCCGAGTTCGCCGACTGGCTCGTGGCCCACGAAGTCGAGATCCTGGAACGGGACCGCAAGCTCTACCAGCGCTTCAAGGAGGACGCGGCCCGCGTCAAGAAGCGGATCGAGGAGAAGACCGAAGACGTGCGGATCGCCAAATCCATGCAGGAGAAATGGAATCAAGACGCGCAAAAGCGACAGTCTGTCTTATACGTGGTTTAAAGTGGGCGGATGCAACATAGCGCCACTACTGAACCCATGCTGCTGCCTCCCTCCATCCGCGAGGCCAGCGGCCACTTCCTCAACTGGATCTACAACGACGTCTTCCACGCCGACGACGGGGTCCAACGCGTCGCCCTAGGCGACTTCGTCGCCCTCCCCGGTTTCGGCACCTACGTCCGCGTCTTCTACGAGTGGACCGAGACCGACGGCGGATCGCGCCTGACCCTGGGCGTGAACGGGGACAAGCAGCGCATGGCCTCTCGGTGGGCGAACACCACCCTTGACCGGCCGCCGTTCTCCCTGCTCATGCGCGTCTGGTTCGAGGTGTGCCACAAGATGGGCGTCCTCAGCGAAGGCGAGCTCTTCGACATGGACGGCCCTATCGCCCGCGCTCGCGTCGCCGAGTGGCCCGTCTACCACGACTGCTGGTAGTACCATCAATGTGACGGCGCATCTCATCCTCCCCAAAAGTGCGTGAAATGCGCCGTCACTGACTAAAAAAGACAAAAGCTATATAGTGTTCGTATGATCATCGCACCAGACGTCTTCACCATTGACCAGGGCGCCTACACTCCCGAGATCGCCGTCGACTGGTTCAACGACCCTCGCCTCGGCAAGCCCACCCCGCTGTTCGTCGGCCGCACCCTCCGCTACTCCAACGACAACGGCTGGGAAGTCGCCGGAACCACCGCCACCGCCGCGTGGAAGAGCATGGAGCAGGCGCCCAAGACCGTCAAGAGCGCCTTCGAGGAAGCCGACACCGACGGCGTCGCCGAGGGCTACTACGAGCTCATCGGGCCCAAGGTCGCCGGGAACCCGCACGGCCTCAAAAGCCCGGCCGTAGTCCGCCACGGCGGCGTGGCCTTCGGCGCCCCCATCGACGACATCCCGCGCACCAGCCTCTACGCCTGGCCCGCATGGCTGAAGAAGCACAAGGCCCAGGGCGTCCTGTGGATCGACGACTCCACCGAGGAGACCCGCTACGCCGTCGTCAGCGCCGAATACATGCCCAAAGCCTGAGATCTGATGGTGGCCTTGGGGTAGGACGTGCAAGACGTTTGCGTTTAGCGTGACGATCGGTCATGATAAGCGCATGAACACGACGCCGCCCCCGGCGCCCCAGTTGCCCGCGACGGCGTCTCGAAACGACCTCGTCGCGTTCCTGCGTGCCCACGGCGCTACCGACTACGCCGCTCGCTACCGGGTCAACGCCGCTGGTCTGTTCAACAGCATCACCGGGCAGCTCCACCCCTGCGACACCAAACCCCTCTACGACCTGCTGGGCGTCCCCTTCGGCGCTGAGATCGCCATCGGCGCCGCCCAAGTAGAGGTCAAGCAGTACATCATGCTGCGCCACGACGGCGACTAAGGCACCCACGCCACCTGGGTGCGCTGCCATTCGAAGTAGCAGTCCTCCGAGCACCACCAGCGGCTGGGCGCCCGTGCGTCCAGCCGCGTGGTGCACTGGGCGCATCGTCCCTCGCGGACCGCGAGCGGGTGCACCGGGATTCGTCTAGTTGGAGACATAGATGAACGGCACCGCCACGTTGAAGTCGTAGTTGTTGTACCCGTGGTACTGCGTCGCCGAACCTGTGCCCGCGTCGTTCCACCCGTAGAACACGTAAGCCCCACGATAGGTCGAATCCGATGTGTTGATCGACGACGACGAGGACGGCCCGACCGCCTGAAACGCGATAGAAGCACCCGTGACAGTCACGATCAACGAGACCCAGCTGTCAGCAATCCAACCAGGACCGCCGACAGTACTCGCCAAGGTGGTCTCCACACCCGCGTTGTACCGTTTGATGCTCGCCCGCGTCCCGGTAGCCGTGACCTCGTGGACGACACACGCATACCCGTTGCGCAGGACGTTGCTGCCCGATCCCGGCTCGTTGGAGATGTCGCGGTCGTGGTCATAGCCCCAGAAGATCCCGGCCCAACGCGATGCGGTAACGGTGCCGCCACTGTGGCGGCGCACTCGAAGTCGCAGCTCGAAGTTCGTGGTGTTGGGGATCGGTGAGACTTCACCGAGGATCTGGCTGTTGGCGAAGCGCGAGACGCCGTCCACCCACGCGTAGCGTGGGGGGAACCAGCGGCCCGGCAGATCGGCACGGGCGAAGCCGCCGTTCCACATAGCACTGTTTTCGTCCGTGATGGACGTGAGTGCACCCGCCGAAGTAGTTCGGGTTTCGAGCCCGGGAATGAGTGTACGGCGGTAGTCCAAATCGCCCGGCTCGCCCCGCGACCCGCGCGCGTACACCGCGTCCGGCGACCGAACCGCGCGCGCGCCCAGCCCGAACGCGTGCGTGGTCCACCACTGCCGCGCCGACGTGGTGACCTCGACTTGCAGTCCGGACGCCACCAGCGCCGCAATCCGGGCGTCATCGACGCCGTCCTCTCGGCTCTGACTGACCACGGCCACCCATGTCGCTCCGGAAGCGACGATCTCAGCGGGCGTGAACGGTGATGTCATCGACGTCTCGGCGGTCGCGTTGACTCCGGCCGTGATTCCGGCATCGGTGACGATGGGGACCCAGTCGTCAATGGGTGCACGGGAGTTGTCTTCCAGCAGCGCCGGGATTTGGATGATGACCCACTCCTGGGCGCCAGCTTCTACGACCGCTTCGACGGTGGCGCGGATGTCGGCCTCGATCTGTGCGGTGGGAATGGATGCGCGCTGCACGTTCAGCTCGACGACCATGCGACCACGGATTTGGCGCAGCATCTCGTCGATGGTGCGGGGGTTGTAGACCGGGGCGTAAAAGCCGCCCCAGCCGCCATCGGGTGTCAGCAGCGATGTGGGCGCATTGGAGTTGTGTCCGGTCGGGTTGTCGCGGCTGCCAGCATCGTAGTGGAGCTGCTGCATGGTCAAGGAGCTGATGTAACGGGTGTCAATGCCGCCCGGGTTGTCGGTGTAGGTGGTCACTGACGTCGTCGGGCCGCCCACCGACTCATGGATGGTGCCATCGGCGACGCCGTAGACGGGCACCGAGTAGATGTCGATGCGGTTGGCGATGCTGTACTCGATGAGTTCGGGGGCGGTCGCCGGTCCCACGAGGTTGGAGCCGCTGGCTGCCGCAATGGCCTCGGCTGGCAATGTGGCGACGGTTTTCAGCCACACCATGTCTCCAGGGCCCGGGGAGGTGGGGGCGAAGAACCCGTCATCGGTGCCGATGGACGCGGTGTTGCCCGCGTCGGTGGAGATGCGCAGGTCGATCTGGCGAGTGGTCTCGTTGAAGTCGAGACCACGCCCCAGATTGGCGGCGATGCAGCTCATGATCGCATCGCATGTAGTGGACATGGCGGTGTTGCATCCGCATCGGGCCATAGTTACGCCGTCTCGTCTTCGTACATCGGGGACGTGGTGGCGAAGTTCTGGTACGCACTGTAACCGTGCGTGAACCCTGCGTTGTCTGCTGGGAGTGTGTAGTCGTCTTCCCAGCCGTAAAAAGCGTACGGCCCCCGGTGGTCGGTATCGTTCACCGTCACCGAAACGTCCCCTCCCAAAGAGCTGTGGCCGACGCCGAGGGCGACCGTGGTGGTCGTGGTGCGGCAGTTGAAGTAGATCCAGTCGCCGTAGTTGACCCCTGGGAGTTGAATCGAGTCGTCCAGCACCGAGAAGTCGCCGTTGTTGAACTTGCCGAGCACAACCAGGCCGGGGCTGGAAGAGCCGACCCGGATGGTGAACCAGTACCCGTTGAGGTAGTCGGGCGAGTCGGTGCCGAACCAGGTGGGGTCCCGGTCGGTCGGGCAGTTGAAGAGGATGCCGAGCTTCGGGATGGTTCCTGCGGGGACCGGCGTGGTGGGGCTGTCGACGCGGAACCGGATACGCAGCCGGTAGTCGGCGGTGACCTCGTAAGGGCACAGCTCCCCCAGGAGCTGGGCGTTCACGTGCGGGCCGATGCCGCCTTCCCACCCGAACATGGGCGAGAAGTTCCTGCCCTCGGCGCTCTGCCTCGCCCAGCCGATGTCCGGCGGGGAGATGCCTGAGTTGGTCCGGTGGGTCAGGGCGCCTTCCATCATGGTCCGGGTGATGAGGCCGGGGATGACGACTTCCTTGCGGTAGTCGAGGTCGCCTGCTTCTCCACGGGCGCCGCGTCCGTAGACGGGAGAGTCGCAGGTAACGGCGCGGGCACCGGCGGCGAACGTGCGTGCCACGTCGTAGTGGCGCGAGGAGCGGACGTTGACGATGACCTGCAACCCGGCGTCGATGAACGTTTGAACGCGGGCCATGGTGGTGCCCCCGCCGTCCTCGTCGAGGTTGAGCCGCACCCATTCGGCGCCGGTGGCGATTACCTCGGCCGGGGTAATAACGAAGCCCCCCTCTTCGTCATCGAACAGGTCGACGGCGGGGGTGAGGCCAGCGGCCACAACGTCAGCGACCCACGTCGGGTACGGCGAGACGATCATGTTGCCGCCGCTGTCCTCGATGTAGCCCGAGATGCCCACGATGGTCCAGTCTTGCGACCCCGCCTGGATGACGGCGGCGATGGCACCCGCCACGAACCGCTCGTAGTCGGCCTCGACAGCTCCCGCGTAGATCGGGAGGTAGGCAACGGCGCGAGCCGCCAGTTTCGTGAGTGCTTGCGCGAGGTTCATCGGCGTGTAGTTGTTGGCATAGAAGCCGAACCAGCCGCCATCGGGGCTCAACAGGGCAGCAGGAGCACCTGAGTCGCGGCCGGTGGGAGTGTCGCGTGCTCCAGCATCGACCAACAGGCTCGGCAGCGTCAGCGACGAAATGAGGCCGACAGGCATGCCGGAAGGGTTGTCGGTGCGGTTGCTGAGTGCACTACCGTCACCGTCCCACCGGGCGACCGAGACACCGTCGGCGAGGGCGTAGTTGGAGAAGTTGACGATATCCAGGCGGTTGGCGACGGCGTACTCGATGGACTCCGGGCTGCCGAACGGCAGCATGGAACCTGCGCCTGTCGCTGGACCGCCGAAGGCACGGACCGGCAGTCCAGCGATGGACTTGCGTCCGGAGGCCGGGTCGGGGACGGTGCCGCCGCCGGGGACGTAGATGCCGCCGTCGGAGCCGATGCTGGCGCTGTTGCCTGCGTCGCCGGACAGGCGAACCGCTAGGAGACCGGTAACGGTGTCATAACGCAGCCCAGGTCCCAGGTTGGCGGCCACGCACAGCACGATCGCGTCGCACGTAGTGGCCGAAGCGGCATTACACCCACATCTCACCATGAACTCTCCCAAAACGGTCAGAGGTGCATTAACACCATCATCTCACCTCACCCTCATATCGCCACAACCACCGCAAAATATCCCAAACAGAATTCCATTCACGTCCTGATAGATTGATTGATCAATTGATTGATCGATCATCAAGGGAGGGTAATGAGCAACGACCAGATCACCGCCAGGATCGGCGCCACGAACATCGAGTTCCGGCGCCAGACGACGTTCCGGCGTCAGATCACCAAAACCGAATTCGACACCGAGGTCTACAACTTCTACCGACAGCACCACCCCATAGACGCGGACACCCCCGTGCCCGTAACCCAACGAAAGGACAACACGTGAGCGACTACCTGTTCTCAACCCACTGCAAGGTCGTCATGGGCGCCAAGAAGAAGGGCGGCTCCGGCAACTCCACGATGATCCTGCTGACCGCCTTCGCCTACGCGAAGCAGCACCCCGACGAGACCGTGGCCGTTGTCTGCGCCGACAACACCACCTACACCCTCTCGACGTTCCTGGCCGCCGCCCGCGTTCAGCACCCCGACGTCACTCCGCCCATCAAGAGCTACCAGTGGAAGGAACGCCACGGCATGCTCGCCGACTGCGTGATCGCCTTCTGCGAGCAGCAGCAGGTGACCACCGTCTTCATCGACATGGCACCCGACAGCAACCTCCTGGAGCAGAACATCAAGTTCGCCGACCTGGTGCTCGTTCCCACGCAGTGCGCCTACGCCGACGCCGAGCGCGCCATCGCTGTCAACGAACTCGCGACCGCCAACGGCATCCCCGTCATCGTCAGCCTCAACCGCATGTCCCGCGCCAAAAAGGGGCAGGCCCGCCACTGGCGCACCGCCCTCGAAAAGCACCACATCTACGTGAGCGACTTCGAGGCCATCAACCACCTCGACTACTCCAGCATCTGGGGCGACCTCGACACCAAGACCCTGTACAACCAGGACGACGCCGACCTCCTCAAGGTCGACGTCGAGTACCCGACGAACTTCGGCGCCTTCAACGGGCTGAGCAAGGAAGTCTCGGGGGTGCTCACCCGATGAGCCTGCGGTCCCCCCTCGACGCCGACGACGCCGACGACCTCGGCCCGCTGGCATCCAAGCTCCCCGCGCCCAAGAAGAAGACCGTCAAGGCCGTTAAGGAAGACCCCGCTCCTCCCGAGCCCCCCCAGGCCGAGCCGCAGGAGGAAGAACCTGAGGACAAGCAGGAGGGTCTCCCAGAGGGGCCTCCCCCGAACGAAGGAGGTCAGGTACCCCAGCAGGTACCTACCCAGGTAGGTACCCCCCCAGGTACCCAGGTGGGCCGAAAGGAGGAAGAGTCCGAGGAAGAGAACAAGGGTGATGCTCTGGACTTCTCACTCCGTGGGGCGCTGTCCGACAAGAAGGACCCCGAGCAGGACTGGGTGAAGTCCGGCTGGCAGGCCAAGCGATACCGTAAGGCGGCGGTTGACGTGGCGGTCAAGTTCAAGTGGCGCGGTTTCACTGACAGGCAGGACATCGTGGACGCCGCTCTCGCCGCCTTCCTCCCTAAGGAAGTCATGGACGAGGCCCGGGAGATGGCCCGTCGAGGCGAGTTGTAACTGAATGAGGTGAAGGCCCCCGGCGATGCCGGGGGCCTTCGCTGTCCCTAGGGTTCGACCCCGGTGACATCCGAGAGGGTCGACAACTCTACGGCCACCTCTTCACCTTGGTTGGTGTTCGCACCGGCCGGGGTCCATGTAACTTCCACTGCCAGCAGGCGCATACCCTGCCTGATTGGTCGGCACAGTCCATCCTCGGCAAAGAAATCGATGCGCATGCCTGGCACAAGTTCCGGCATCGTCAATGGTGCCGATGGCGACAGCTGCGCGGTGGTCGGCAATAGGATTTCCGACGGCGGCGGATTTCGACCCCACACCGCACGTTTCGCGGAGGACAGGACATCACCGGCGTCTGCTTGGTTGTCCTGTACTCGGTTGAGGATGTCGATCCTGCCGTACCTGGTGCCGGTGACGCCGAAGTTCTGGGTGATACCGGGCCAGTCAGGGTCGACCTCTCCTGATTTGGGCTGCGTAGCGTCCTCGGCCTGTGTTGTGGCCCATCCCCGTGTGGCGGCGGCGAGCCCGTTGGAACGGGCCTCAGCCTCGCCGATGAGGTGCTCGGTGTTCAGGCGGGCGTAGGTCTGGTCCTGGGTGGTGCGTCGGCGTTGGAGCCGGATAGAGCGGTTGATCGTGGTGAAGTCCAGCCCGTAGGACTGCCCGAGGATGCGCAGCAGTTCACCGACGGTGGCGACCTTCGCGCCGGGACGGTAGCTGATGGTGTCGTCAGGGTCGGTCACCGCTTCGACGACGATCTGATCGAGAATGAGCGTGTCGTCGAGCGGGTCTGAGAAGGCGGCGTTGAGCAGGTTGCGTTCGATGATGTCGTAGGCGATGTCGGTGACGGGCGTGTCGACGTAGTTGAGGGTGAGGTTGTTGACGGTGTCGTCGAGGCGCTGGACCATGTCGCGGGCCACGATGGTCTTGATCGTGCTGCCGGTGGTTTCGGAGGCCTGCATGACCTCGCCTTCCCACACTTGGATGTCGTCTCGCCAGATGCGCAGCTGCGCGACGCGAACGGAGTCGGCGATGATCTGGAACATTCGGCAGCAGTCGGGGCTGGCGGTGATGAAGTCGAGGGTGATGTCCGCCTGGGAGAAGTCGCGGAGTCGACGGGTCCAGGTGATGCCGGTGATGCCTTCGAGTACGCCGATGTAGCGCATCTGCGGTACCGGCAACGGCTCGTCGAGATTGTCGACGCGTTGGATGAGATAGACCTCGACGCGGTACTCGGTAGCGCATCCGAGCAGCGGGGAAAGGACTGACGGCATCAGGCTGCCTCCCATCGCGTGTAGAGGTCCACGAGGACTTCGGCGTCGACGTCGGCGCCGACAGCGGCGGTGACTTCGACGCACAGGCCGTAGCCGCAGGAGAAGCTGGGCCACGTGAAGGTGCGACCACCGGGGCCGTAGAGCGCGGGGACGTCGACGTCGCCGCCGAGGCAGATGGTCTGGGCCCTGCTGGTGCGGCCGTCGATGACGGTTTGGCCGCCGGATGGGACGAAGAGGACGGTGATGTCGGTGCAGGCCATGCAGGGGTCGACAGCGATGAGGTCGCCGCAGTCGAGGCCGAGCGGGTTTTGGTAGAACCTGACGGTGACGTTGCGCAGGTGCGCGCCGCCTGCGCGGATGGTGATGACAGGGACGAGTTCCAGCCAGGAGGGGACACTGAGGCCGTCGACGGAGACGACCTGCCGGTAGGCCTCGAAGTCGTCGACGGGGTAGCAGGCGTCGATAGGCGCCTGTGGGACTTCGGGGACGATGGGTCGTGGGCATTCGGGGTCGGTGGCGCAGGGCTGGACTTCGGCGCAGTTCTCGTAGGCGTCGAGCAGGTTGATGGTTTCGCGTTCGGAACCGGCGGCGTTGAACAGGAGTTGGATGTGCGCGTCCTGGTACATGGCGGCGTTGCGGGCCCGCATGACGAACTCGACTTCCCACATGGTGATGTCGCCGGACTGCCAGATCTGCACGACGTGGGGCTTTTCCAGGGCAGCGACGTCCACGAGGGTGCGTACCGGGTCGGGTGCCTCGGGGGTGGGACAGGCCACAGCTACGCACATTTGGCCGCCGATGCAGCTGCCGGTAGGGCAGTAGGAGCCCGCAAGTGCGATGGCGAGCCACGCCAGGCCGTAGGAGACGGCGGCTTCGGAGCGTCCGGCGAGGACGACGCGGACGGTCATGTCGCGCACGATGACGCCGTCGACCACTTCGGAGGGCTGCATCCACAGGCCGTCGATGTCGATGCCGCCGACGCCCAGGAAGTGTCGAGAGACTGGGATGGCGGGGTCGTACCACGGGGCGTTGTCGACCACCGGGTTGATGAAGGGGGGGTTGGAGACCTCACGGATGAGAGCTGGGCACGGCACGCAGAACCCGGCCGGGCTGGTACCGCATGCGGTACCGGTGAGGTACTGCGCGAGACGGGCCGAGTTGATGATCTCCGTACCCTCGTAGGACATCCATCCGGCGCGATCGGTTATCATGAGGTTCGCTCCAGTCCCCTGCCGCCCATGCGGCGTTCGAGGATTCGCAGGGCTTTGCGGGCCACCTGTTCGGCGTCGGCGGTCTGGGAGTGGACGTGCATCTCCCCGACGACGGGCCCGGCGGGGGCGCTGCTGGTGGCGGCTCCTCCGAGGGCGCCTTGGGCGGCGAGGAGATCGATGAGACCGGACTGCTGCGCGAGTTCGACGGCGCGGCCGGGACGGGTCAGAGGGATGACGACTTCCTTGCCCGCCTCACCGATGAGGGCGGCGGTCGGAGAGGTGACGATGCCGCCGTTGGCGAAGGGGCTGAGGTCGAGGTCGCCGAGGTTGGAGACGGCGTTGACAGCGTCGGAGACCCAGCCGAGGATGTCGTCGACGGCGTCGCCGATGAGGTTGGCGGCGCTTTGGACGGCGCCGACGATGTCGCCCTCGAAGATGTTGGTGAAGACCTCGCCGAGGTTTTCGAGCCAGCCGCGCACGTCGTTGTACATGTCCTGGACGGTGTCGATCAGGTCGCCGATGATGTTCATGACCTTGTCGAAGTTCGACCTCCAGGTGTTCCACAGCGTAGTGACTGCGTCACGGACAGTCCCGAACTTGGAGCTGACGGCACTGGTGAGCCTGCCGATCCACTCGATCAGCGGTTGGATGGCGACCTGCCAGAACAGCTGCAAGATGAGGGTGCTCGCCTCGAACCATGGAATGACGTGGTCGGCGAGGATGTCTGCCAGGAATTCGAAGGCGGCGGTCAGCGGCACGAGCGCGACGTTGATGATCGCGCCGATGACCTCGGCGAGGAACTCGATGATCGGCGTCAGGAAGCTCGCGAGCAGGGTGATCAGCGTGGTGATCGGCTCCAGGATCGCCGCAAAGAGCTCCAGCAAAGGGGCCAAAACCACCCCAATTAGCTGGAAAAGGGGCGAAAGTGCCTCAATAATGGGCAAAAGGATCGAAATCACCGGAACGAGCAGCGATCCGATCACGTTGACCAGCTGGAAGAAAATATCCAGAATTGGGGTCAAAACGGGCAAAATCGCCTCAAATATGGGCATAAGGGCGCCCGCGAGCGCCAGCACCAGTTCGAGGATGGGCGGGATGAGCGTCGAGATAACGCTTGCCAGCCCGGCACCGAGGGCCTCGATCAGCGGGGCAACGGCGGTCACCAGCTGAGAGAACAATTCGGCTATTTGGGGCAGAATCGGACCGAGGCTGGAGGCCAAAGCGTCCACAATGGGCGCGATGGCGCTCGCCAGGACCCCGATGATCTGGGCGCCGAGCTCCACGACGATGCCGATCAGCTGCCCGATTACTGGCAGTAGCGGTGCGACTGCACTGAGTACGGCGCCGAGGGCCTCACCGAGCGGGGCGAGGGAGGGGGCGATGGCCTCGGCGGCGGCGGCGATCCCGGAGAAGATCTCAATGACGCCGGGGCCGAGAGCCAGCAGCGCCTGGCCGAGGCCTTCAAGGACGACCGACAAGCTCGGGCCCAAGGCCTCCGCAATTTGGGCGATAATCGGAAAAACCAGCCCAAGTTGGGACACGAGGGTGGCGAAAACAGGTGCGAGGGCGTTGACGGCGTCGCCGATGGCGCCGAAAACGTTTGCCAGCGCTACTTGCCCCTCGAATGACTCGAAGGTGGTGCGCACGACGGCGAGCGCTTCGCCGATGGCGCCGAGCGCGTCCACTCCAGCGAGTTCGGCGGCCGAGAACATGGCCTGGAAGATGCCCGCGAGGCTGGCAACGACTCCGGCGAGCTGCTGGAACACCTGGATGGCAAAGTCGAAGGCGGCCATGGCCTCGCCGGAGGCAACGACTTGCTCGGTCCAGGCCTGGAACTGGGCGCCGAGACCGGCCAGTGGGCCTGCTGCTTCGGCGATCCGGGGCAGGAAGGTGTCGGCGAGCAGCCGCATGGCCTCCAGGAAGGGCACTGTGGACACTGCAAGGGCGTCGAAGATGGCGACGAGGGTCTCGAAGGTCGCTGTCACGGTACCGGCCGTGGCGCTCTGGGCGAGGAACTCGCCGATCCCGGCGACGATCCCCCCGAAGGAGGCGGCAGCAGCGTTCAAGCCGTCGCTGAGTGGTCCCAGGAGGTTGTCGGCGACAGCGGTGATGGTGCCTGTCAGCTGCGAGAACAGTGCTTCCTGTGCGCCCAGCTGCAAATCGCTGAGCGCCGGGGCGATGGCCTGAAACTCCCGGGCTACCGCCTGAGCAGCGGGAGCCAGCCCCTCCAAGGCCTCTTCAAAAGCTGCCGTGTCCTCAAACGCCGCACCGATGGCGGCGCCGAAGCCGTTGAAGGCGATAGCGACAGTGGCGACACCGGCGCCAACGACATTGAGCACGGCTGGAAGCGCGAACAGGGCGCCGGACAGGGACTCCAGGAGCCCGACGACGACCAGGGCCTGTGCTGCCATGGAGATCATCTCACTGGTGGCATTGCCCAGAATCCCGGCAAGCCCTTGCAGGGGCCTGAGAGAGATAGAGGAGAGCGCCTGCCCGAATCCGCGCAGGCCGGTGGTGAGGCCGCCCACGAGCGCGGTGCCGAACCGGCGTCCGGCGCTGCGGCCTTCGTTCTCCACGTCGGCCCCGCCGCCGCGCAGTCGGTTGAGCAATCCGAGAATTAGCTGGTTGCCTGCGCTGCGGGCCCCGGCGGCGAGGACGTCACCCAGCCGTTGCGAGAAGGCATTGCCCACGGTCTGGGCGCTGCTCTCCAGGCCTTGGCGCATCGCCAGGCCGAAGTTGAGGGCAACAGGACGGGCCCGCTGGCGCATGCGTTGCTGAAGCGCGCCGGTGATGGCGTCGGCGGCGGTGTTGCCGACGCGTTCCATGGCTCGGGAGAAGACGCCGGTGATGGCGGCGTCGATGCGGGCCAGGCGCCCGCGCAGGCTGTTGGCGAACCGTTCGCTGAAGGTCTGCGAGGCGAAGAACGCGGCATTCCCGAAATCAACAACGACGCCGTTGAGTCCGGCGCGCAGCATGCCCCGGTCGATAAGGTCGTTGGCGGCGAACGAGGCGGCGAACAGCTGGCTCAGCCGGTTAGCGGCCTCGCGGACTTCGTTCTCGTTGCGGAGCATCCCGTCTGTAAGCGAGGAGGTGGCGCTGAGCCCGGCTTGGATGAACGGCCCTTGGAACAGGGTGGCGAGCTGGCGCTCCAGCGTGGCGGGAAGGTTCAGTCGGACGCGGCTCAGGCCCCGGTTGAGGCCGTTGGAGACTTCACGGGAGGCGGCGTCGGCGATGTCACGGCCGAGGTCGCGACCGAGGTTGCCACCGAGGCCTGAGAAGGCGCCTCGCAGCTGGCGGCGCAGGTTGGAAATGAAACGGCTGGTATCGGCGACGACGCGGACCTCCGCTGTCGCAATTACTGCCATAACACCCCCAAGCGCCTACATGAACCCAAATCGGTCATACCGGTAATTATGGTACTTCTTTGGGTTATTTGGGCTACGCCATCCAATCCGGACTCACCCCAGGCGCATCCATCGGCAGCGTTCCGGGGATCGTGAGATTGGCCCAAGCGGTGCGGTGGTCCTCGGGCTTGTCGCCCTGCTGCACCAACCACGTCACCGCCGCCGCGCACCACTGCGCCGCACTGGCCTCACGCAGGTCGAGGCTGAGATGGCCCACAGCCCACATGTGGAAGGCTGTGAAGTAGTGCCGCAGCGTTCCCAGAGCCCTTGCTGCGGTGAAGAACGGGAACCCGTAGAGGTAGATGCCGACAGGCTGGGCGACGATGTGCAGCCGCTTCCACGTCATAGGGTCGTCAGGGTCTTTCAGGCGCTCGTGCATCCGGTCGCGGTCGACCGTCAGCAGTCCCTCGGGAAACAGCGACCTCCACGAGTAGTTCGCGGCGATGTCGAGCAGCTCCATGACCGGCGGCACGACCAGGGTGAAGTCCTCGTCGTCAAGGCACAGCACTGCCCGGGGTTCGGAAACCCCGGGCATGTACACCGTCTGGGCGAACGAGTACCTCACCGGCGGCGGGCACGCCGGTTGGGTCGGACGTCAGTGTCGGTGAGCTCGGCCATCCATCCTTCGACGGCGGTTCTCATGACCTTGAGCAGGTTGCGACGTGGCACTGGCTTGCGCCCGTCCAGGGGCTCCAGGGCGATGGCCTCCATGAGGTGTTCGAGGCCGTCGGCGAGCTCGTTGCCCTCCTCGTCGAGGGCCTTTCGGTAGGTCGACTCGAAGAAGAAGTCGAACAGCTGGCTCGGGCTGCCCTCGGCCATGTTGGCATCGGAGATCTCGAAGAGGACACGGTCATCATCGATGCCCAAGTAGTAGGTGATGCCGCCCAGCTGAAACACGAAGTCGGCGTAGGTGGTCTCGGGCAGGTCGTCGAGGTTCATGTCGACGATCGGCAGTGGGCGGATGGGGCGCTGGGGGGCGCCCGGCTGTGCGGCGCGCTGCGCGGCTTCGGCTTGTGCCTCGGCCAGGGGACGCGAAGTAAACAGATCATTGGTCACATACTTGATTTAATACTACGAAAGCGTATGAATCAGACATTTTGGTAGTGGAGTGTGTCTCGTTTACCTGATCCCGCGCAGTGCCGCCCCCGGCCGGATCGTCCACACCTGCCGTCCCACCGTGCCTTCCAGCAGGCCACGGAACATGAAGGGGTTCGCTGGCTGCCCTTTGACCGAGTGCCGGTACAGCAGAGCACCGTCCCGCTTGCCGATGAACCGCAGCGTGGGCGCGCGCCCATTGGCGCCCCGCGCGCGCCTGGGCGTGATGGGAGCACCGCGCCTGCCGTAGATGCCGGTGCCCGTTTGCACCCACAAGGCCGCTTCATCGGAGTTGGTCACGCGCCCCATGACGTACCGGAAGGGGCGCACGCGCAGGCTGAAGCCGTAACTGCGGACCATGTCGCCGTCCTGGACGGGTGTCTCGCGCACGCACATCGCCCGGACACGCCGGGACGTCTGGACGACCAGATCGGCCACTTCACCTTGCGGGGAGTTCAGCAGCCGGTTGGCCTCGATCATGTTGATGTCGATATTCGTGACCGTCAGGCGCAGCATCAGCCGCCTCCGGCGGCCCTGGAAATGAAGATCTCGGCAGGCTCGTTGTTCCAGGTGAGCACGGCGGTCTGCCCCGTCTCGTCGTCGGGGTCGGCGTCGACCGAGGCGACCAGGGAGCCGCCCCCCTCATCGACGGTGAGCGGCGTGTTGACCACGAGCGTCAGCACTGAACCGGCACAGCCACCGGTAGGACCGATCGGCAGGATCTGGGCGGCGATCACGGAGATGGACAAGTCGAAGGGCACCGGTGTGGGAGGTTCCCCCGCGAGCGGCCAGCAGCACAGCACCTGCGCCAGTGTTGCCCGGTCGGCGGCGAGAAGCTCCCGGTCGGCGTCGTAGGCCGCAGGGGACGGTGCGTTGCCGTTCTCATCGGGGACAGCGCTGATGCACCGGTAGATGCCCAGCTCGATCTGCGCCTGCCAGGAGGTGTCGCAAGCGAACCCGGCGAAGGTGATGTCCTCGGTGTCAGCCTCGATGGCCTGGCTGACGCGCCTGATCCATACCTGGCCGTTCTCACCGGACGTGTTGGCCTGGCACCGGTCACCTACAGGTGGGACGTCGCCGCCGAAGTGATGGCATTCGCACGGTGGGCGCCCCTCGGTGCGCAGCATGGAGCACAGGCACGACAGGAGCTCGTTCTCAACGAAGTCAAGGACGTTCACGGCTACATCACCGACCCCGTACGCCACACCTGCGGGGTATCGACATCCGGCGACCAGACGGAGGCCCGGCTGGTGATGCCGTAGGGGTTGATGGAGGCAATCCACCGGTCGACACGTGCGATACCGGTGACCACCAGGCCGTTGTCGCCCAACCCGATCGTCGAGTCAAGCTGCATGTTCAGCCCCTCCCTGCTGATGCTGGTGACGCCCGAAGGCAGCTCACCGCAGCCGCTACCTCCTGGAGGGCACTCCTGGAGCTTCTTGCAGGCCAGCAGGCTGACGGCCCGAATCGCGTCCAGGCCTGGCGCTACACCGCGCAAATACGTGACAACCAGCCCCGACTCGTCGCAGTAGTTCTGGCATGCGGGCCAGCAACCGCCACAGCGGGCGAGCCGGTTGTTGGTCAACAGCTTCCACTCGTCAGCGGGCACCGGCTCGCCTGCGACGGTGACCGACTCGATGGAGTGGACTGGCCCTTGCAATGTCACCGTGCACAGCTGCGTGCACGAGCAGCCGTCACGGCAGCCGCACTTGTCATTGCGCCATACGCCGAGCTCGTCGCGCCACGGCCGCATCCACGCGCTCTCCAACGGCCGCACCGAGCACTGGTCCAGGCACGGCAACTCGGTCGTGCGGCACAGCCCGATCGCGCCCGCAACCGCCCGCCACAGTTCGATCGTCGCCAACCATTGAGCGTCGAAATGCTCGGAGTCCCATTCGGCCTGGTCGGCAGGCCACCCGGGGCAGCACACAGGGCTGATCGGCCACGGCTCGCACGGGTACAGTGCGTTCCCCTCGCCGTCGGCGACGGTCGGCGCGACGTTGATGACCGGCATGGGCTACCTCCTTACGGGGTGTCGAACTTTCCGGCGGTCTCGAACACCGCTTGCACGGGGTCGGAGAGGTTCGTTGCGGTGCGGATGACGCAGATGTGCCCCAGCATGGCAGCGGCGTTCATGAGCGGGTTCTGCACGAACGTTCCCGAACCGATGGCGTTCACAGCAGCGGACAGCGACGCGTACACGCTCTGCCCATATTGGATGGCGATCTGCTCGTCGGCGGTGTTGTTCGCGAACAGGTACACGCGGTGAATCGTGGTGCTGTTCGCGCCGCCGCCGATGGGCGTGATGACGCCCGCGTTGTCGTAGTTCGCGACGTCGAGGGTGTTACGCAGCACCCCGAACGGCGTGTTGGGGTCGCGGGTGGCGTACCGGAGGTTCACCGGGGTCTGCGCCACCGTGGTGGCGACGTGCGGATCGTTGGTCTGGACGGGGCCCATGAAGTGGTTGAACGACTGGGCGAACATCGTTCCGCCGCTCTGGTTGATCATGAGGTTCACGCCGTTGGGCGTGATGATGTTCCCCGAGATGTTGAATGCCCCCAGGGAGTTCATGAGGTCGCCGAGCTGGTTGGCGGGCTGTTGCAGGATGGTCTGCAAGGTCTGGTCGACGATGATGACACCGCCGACCTGCGCGGTGATGCCCAAGAACATGTGCGTGCGCCGCTGCGCGTTCGTGGGCGGCGTCGCCTGCTGCGTGATCACCTGGTCGACGTCCATCAGCCACGCTGTCGCGGTCCGCGACAGCGCACCCGCGTCCATCTCGACCGTCCCACCGGGGTACTCGATGCGGGTGATGGTCGGGTTCATCGGGTCAACGTCGAACGACGTGATGTAACCAGTGAGCGGAGCGATATCAATCGCTGACGGGCTTAGGGCGTTGACGTTCAGCTCGCCACCGGCAGCCACGCCTGTCGACAGCGTCGACGCTGCGGCCTTCTCGGTGACCTCGATGGCTGCTTGCAGCGCCGTGATGTCGCCCTGCGCTGTGACCATGTTCGCTTCGAGGGCCGTGATGTCGCCCTGCGCAGTGGCTACGGCGGTTTGCAGTCCAGTGACGTCGCCTTCGACCGCAGTCATATCGCCTTGCAACGCAGCCACATCCGCTTCGATGGCAGCGATGGTCTCGGGGGTCACCGGGGACAGGCCGACAGCGATCCGGAACGACTCGGAGTCAGCGTGCATCCAGTACTCGCCCTGCTCAGCCCAGAACGAGATAGTGCCGGTGCCGCTGGTGGTGAGCGGGTTCGCGAGCGGGATGGTTCCTGCGGCGTCGGCGAACAGAGGGATCAGTACGTTGTCGTTGAGTTCGAAGATGCGGACGGCGATGCCGGTTGCGAGGGTGCCGGAGGGGTACCAGAACAGGTCGGTGTACTGAGCTATCGCCATCGGTCCCGACCCCCCTAAGCCACGCAAACTCCTCTATGCAGACTATAACTGACAAATCGGACATAATTGGGCTGTGTATACTGCTCCACCGGGGTCGAGCAGGGGCGATATGCCGACTGTCCGATCACATCAAACCGATCGGCTATGATGACGCGGTTCGCTTAGAACATCTCGCAGCGGGGTGGAGCAGCACGGTAGCTCGGCAGGCTCATAACCTGAAGGTCGGCGGTTCAAATCCGCCTCCCGCTACAGCCGGGCCCGGCCAGTCGCCAGACACATTGGCCGGGCTCAGGCCAAGGTCCAGACGCGCACTACCGCCTTCTCCGACTCCTCGCCGTGGTCCTCGTCGACGGCCACCACGCGGAACTCGTACATCGTGTCCGGGTCCAAGCCGGTAGAACGCCAGTCCGGTTGCCCGGTCGGCTCGTAGCGGCCGTGACCGGGCAACTGTCGCACCATCCACCCGGTGGCGGCGGGGTCCTCGTCCCACTCGATGTCGACCGACCATCGAGTCACTACTCCCACACGCAGCACAGGACGCACTATCCTGCCATCGTTCTGCGGCACCTCGGCTCCTTGCTATATGCTGGGCCACGAAGTCATGAAGCAACGGTGGTCCAGCGGCAGTGCCGCTGGACCACCGTTGCTTTTGTGGTTTAGGCGGTGGTCGAGTCCGTCACCGCAGCCGAGTAGTCCGAGTCGGAGAACGAGATGTCGTCGGCGTTCGCGCGCACTCGGAAGTCGTAGCTCGTGCTGGCGGTCAGACCGGTGACCGTGGTCGAGGTACCAGCCGGGTCGGGCGCCCAGTCCAGCCACGTACCAGAGGACGTCTCCTTGTACTGGACGTGGTAGTCCACGGCGTTAGCCACCGCGTCCCACGTCAGCGGCGCGGTCGTCGACGTCATCGTGCCCGTCGCCAGGTTCGCCGGAACAGCGAGCTCAGGCAGCGAAGACTCGGTCGTTGCCGTGACCGTGGCCGTCCACGGCGACTTCGCGAACGTGTTGGTCGAGTCGGTCGCCCGGATGCGGATGGTGTACTCCGTCTCCGGGGTCAGCCCGGTCAGGGTGAACGGAGACGCCGTCGCCTGCACCTCCAGCCACGTGGTGCCCCCGTCCGACGAATACGAGACCGTGTAGCCGTCGGCGTTCGCCGAAGCGGTCCACGTCAGCGGAATCGTGGTGTCGGTCGGCGTCCCGGCCGCCAGCGCGGTCGGCGCGGCGAGCGCCACCAGTGGCGTGCAGGTGTCCACGTCGATCGGGTCGACGTCCGCATCGTAGATGTAGTACGACACGTACTCGGCCGAACCGGTCGGCGGGCACGTGATGGTCTCCCCGTTGTTACCGGTGAACGGCAGCGGCCCGTACGTGGTGCAGAGGTCGTTGGGGATCGTCCAGCGCCCGAGGGTCTCGCCGGTGGGCGAGACGCAGCAGGTGCCGAACTGGACGGCCACGTCGGTGAACCCCGTGGCGGTACGCGCCCAGCAGGCCAGCTGCTGAGCCAGTTCTGCTTTCGCCGTCTGGTCGATCGGCTGAAGCACGATTGGCATGGCTTTTCTCCTAACTAGGCGGTAGTGGCCTGAGTGAATGTGGCCGACCACGCGGAGTCGGTCCACCCATCAGCGCGGGCGGCGATCCGGAAGTCGTAACTGGTGCTGGCAGTCATGCCGGTGACCGTCGCCGAGTTGGTGGCGCTGGTCTGGACTTCGACCCAGGTACCGGCGCCCGCAGGCGAGCGCTCGATCCCGTAGGTTTCGGCGTCCGGCACTGCCGTCCAGGTGAGGTCGATCGTCGTGGCCGTCTGCGCTGGCGACGCGATGCCGGTGGGCGCCGCGAGGGTGCCCAGGGAGTCGGTCGACTCGGTGACCACGGTGGAGTACGCGGAGTCGGTGAAACCGCTGGCGACGGCTTTGACGCGCAGGTCGTAGGTGGTGTTCGGGTCGAGTCCGGTGACCGTGGTGTTGGTGGTGGCGATGCCGGTGATCGGCGTCCACGGGCCAGCGGGGTTGACCCGCCATTCCACGGTGTAGGTTTCGGCGTCGGTGACCGCGTCCCAGGAGAACGGGATCTCCGTGGTCGTCGGTGTACCGGCAGCCGGGTTCGCCGGTGCGTCGAGCGTCGGCTGCGCGGTGGTCGCCTGCGTGAACGTCGCCGACCAGGCCGAGTCGGTCATGCCGTCCGCCATGGACTTGACAGCGAAGTCGTAGCTCGTGCTGGCGGTCAGGCCGGTGACCGTGTCGGTGAGCGCCGCTACCGGTGTGCGTTCGGTCCAGGTGCCCATGCCCGCTGGCGACCAGCGCACGGCGTACTCCTCGGCGCCCGCAGCCGCCGACCAGGTGAGCGTCACCGAAGTCGCCGTCTGCGATGGCGATGCCAGACCGGCGGGCGCCACGAGCCCGGTGTTGGTCATGGTGACGGCGGCGGACAGGTCGGCGATGTCGCCGAAGGTCACCTCCAGGTGGTAGGCACCCGCGTCGGTGTCGAACGGCACCACCAGCGACACGTCGGTGAAGATGCCGGAGGCGTTGGTGGTGGCGGCGGTGGCGGCGACGGTGGTGCCGTAGGCACCGGCGGCGCCGGTTGCGAGCGCTACGGTGCCGTTCATGCTGGCGGGGAAGCCCTCGCCTGCGACCGACATGGTGCGCGCGGCGAGGTTGCCCCCGGAGTCGATGGCGTTCGGTGTCGGCACGACCGTGGTCAGGTCGAGCGGCACGGTGTAGTTGAGCGTGCGGGACTCGCCGCCGATGGCGTCGTCGGTGATGGTGACGGTGCCGGGCCCGGCGGTCGTGTACACCTTCGACACGCTGCCCGCGTCGGGCTGCGCGGTCAGCGGCGTATCCGAATCCCATTGGATGGTGACGGTCATGGCAGCCCTCCTAGGCGTTGTTCCAGGTGACCTCGACGGTCATGCCAGAGATGTCGGAGTTGTCGGCATCGACCGAGGCGATGAGGCCGCCGACGCCGACGGTGACCTGGACGGTTGTGGCGGCCAGCGGGTTCGCGAGCGACGTCACCGTGATGGAGTAGGTGCCAGGCTCGGCGTAGGTGTGGTCGACGGAGTTGCCGTCCACCGCCGGGCCCGAGCTCGTCGAGCCGTCGCCCCAGTTGACGCTGGTCAGGCCGTTGCCGTGGTTGTCGACGGTCAACGTGACCGTCTGCCCTGCGACGGCGGCCGAGACGGTAGGTGCTTCGCCGACCGGCACGATGACGGTGGCGGTGGCGTAGTAGTCCGGCTGCTCGACGCGGACGGCCCGGATCGTGTAGACGCCCGGCGTCTCGTAGCAGTGCGAGAGCTCGACCGGGGTCCCCGGCGTGACAGTGACGGTGGAGTTGTCGCTGTCGTCGCCCCAAGAGACTTCGACGCGGCCGTCCGACTGGGTCGGCATGTCGATGGTCGCGATGACGCACATGGCGTCGTCGGGGTCGACGGCTACGGTCATCACCGGCTGGTCGTCCGGCATCGGCACGACGATCTCGCGGCAGACGGAGATCGCCGGGGTCTGCTGGTCGCCGACGCAGATGTTGTAGGTGCCCTCTTCGGCGTAGCAGTGCGTGATCGTCGAGCAGTCGGGCGACACGACCGAGTCGGAACCATCGCCCCAGTTCACAGTGACCGGGCCGAAACCGTGGTTGTCGATGATCAGACGGGCGCACATGCCGGTGGCATCGCTGGGGACGCGGTCGATGATGACGCTCGCTGGCTCGGGGACCGGGCGCGGCAGCTCCACGCATCCGTTGGTGGGCTCCGGCGGCCGGACCTGGGTGATGAATTCGACCAGCTGCGCAGCGGAGTTGACCGGCTCGCGCAGGACCGAGGGCACGCCGTCGACGATGTCGACCAGGTACGGGCCACGGCGCCAGCCGACGGGCGCGGTCGTGGTGCCGTTGAAGGTGAAGCTCGTCGATTCGTTCGAGATGGTGATGTCGCCGGGGGCGGCGCCGACCAGGCGCGGTGCCAGCCAGTACGTCGAACCCGAGACCGCGCCAGGTCCACACTGGACACTGGAACCGGCCGAGCCGATCTGGCCCCAGATCTCCAGGGCGAAGCCCACGTCGCAGGACAGGCCGCCGACGACCTGGAAGCCTTTGATGGCCCCGAAGTCGTCGTAGTACGGAATCCAGCTCGGGTAGATCATCAAGACGACGCAGGGGTCGACCGCGCAGAATTCGACGCCGACCGTCCAGTTGTCGATGGTCGCGCACGGCGCGGGCGCCGAGATGCACTGCTCGCCCGCGAAGTTGGTGACGCTCGTGGCCTCGCCCTCGGTCACGTTAGGCGTGTACGTCACCGAGATGATGCCCTTGGTGACCGCCTGGTTACCGGGCCCGTAGACCGGACGCCCGAGTTCATCGAGGCGAGTGAATCGGGCCATCCGGCCCCGGACTGTACTGGTCTCAGCCATGGCGGCCCTCCCCGCTCAGCACCGTCAAAGCGGTGCGTACATGGATAAATCGGACATCGATGATCATGGGGACGCCGCCGGATCGACGAAGATGACGGCCGGTTCAAGGCAGTCGTCGGCAGCGGCGATCGTTCGCTCAGCGACAGCGGAGCGCAGGTTGGTGCGCCGGTCGAAGGTCTCGATCGCTTCCACATCGGACATGTAGAGCCGGACAGCGCCGGTCGCCATGATCGCGGTGCCGACGCCCCCCTCTCCAGCGGTGCGCGGGTATCCCGAGCCGATGACGATGGGCGTCCCGCGCGTGGTTCGCAGCTCCCCGCCGTCGGCCTGCTCGGCGCCGACGGTGATCCACGCACCCTCGGTGCCCACGCCCATCCACGCCGCCATGTAGACGGGGATGTGGATCAGGCCCAAGCCGTTGTAGTTGGTTGCGATGTAGTGCTCCAGCTCTGCGATGGCCTCGGTGACCATGAGGCCGCTGCCCAGGAACCGGGCCCGGTCGTACGCCAGGTCCCACCAGGCCGCCTCGATAGCCCGGTGCTGCGACATCTCCAGCACGTCGCTGGCGGCTTCGGCGGCATCGGGGAACGCCATGGCCTGGCATTCGACCTCGGCGTACACCGTCCATGCAGGAGCGAACAGCGTCGACCACGGAGCGCTGCGGATCTCCTTGACCGGGCACGTGGCCTGGAGCAGCACGGCGGTGCCGTCGAGCGCGGCATCGATGTAGATCCACCCGGAGACGAACGACCCGGAGGCGACATCGCGGATGGAGATCGGCCAGGTGCCTTCGCCGACGCCGGTCTCGATGACCAGGGCACCCTCGGGGTCCCCGGCGGCGATCACGAGCTGGTGACCGGCGATGGTCACCACGCGCTCGCCGAGGTCGCCGGTGCCCACTGAGGTGACGGTAAATCCGACGCCTTCGGCCGGGTCGGCGTCCACGGCGGTGAACGTCGTGGTGATCGAGTCGCAGCCTTCAGGGATCGCAGGCTGCGGGACCCGGAAGAGGATGGCCTCCTCGCCGGGCGTGGTGATCTCGCCGGTGGCGGCGTCCTGGACGATGTTCCACTCGATGTGGATGCCGGTGAGCACGTCGGTGACGACGAGGTGGCCGTTGAGCGGCTCGTCGTCCGAGGCGATGGTCACCGGCGCGGTGCCGGTGACATACGCCGTCTCGGTGGGCACGCCGTCGTCGTAGTAGGTGAACAGGAGCTGCCGGGGACCCTCGTTGTCTCCGGCCGCACCCAGCATGGAGTAGGTGTCTCCGACCAGCTGCCCGGTGAGCGCGACCGCGATGGTGCGCGCGTCGGGAAGGGTCGCTGGCATACCGGCAGCGGTGCACCAGCGACCCCACAGCTTCGCGGTCGAGCACGCGAAGGTATCGAACTCGATGCCGGTCCGCCAGTGCGCGTCCTCACGCTCGACGACCTCGGCCACGTCGAGCAGCCCGTACGGCGCTCGCCGTACGGTCGGAGGATCGACTCGGAACCTGAGCATCGGTTAGAGCCCCCTTACGCCGCGACCGAGCAGACGGTCATCTCGTGCGACCCGGACAGACCGTTCGGGCACAGCGGGATGGTGATCAGCATGCTGCGACCGCAGCGGGAGCAGACCTGGAAGCCTTCCTCAGTGAACAGTCGCGTGTAGACGTTCCGCTGGAGGTCGACCCGGTCGTAGACGCCGGTCAGGTTGATGACGTCCTGCTGCAACGCGAAGAACGCGCCCGGCTCCCAGAGCAGAATGGACACTTCCTCCGGCCACTTGGTGGGAGGAGCGCCGCCGAACGCCGTCGGGTCCTGCTCGGACATACTGTCCTGCCAGTCATAAACCCACTGAATTCGGACACCTCGGTCGGCGAACCACCGGTCGAGGGCGGCGTCGGTGCCCGCGCCCCAGCGGTTGTCGATGCCGAGTTTCTTGGAGATGTCGGCGCGGAGGATGCCACGGAGCCAGAACGGCGCCATGCCCTCCAACAGGGCGTTGCGTGCCAGGCGCATGGAGTATCGGAAGTACTCGACCTGGAGTTCGAGCACGGACAGCAGGGACTCGAACGCCCCCGGGCCGTGGTCGTCGATGGTGTAGGCCGTCGCCAGGCCGCCGGGCGGCGTGCGGACGGGGCCCGGCACGGAGACGGCGTAGGTCGCCAGGTCGACCATGCGGGCGATGCGGCGGGCGTTGATGCGGTGGGCGTGCGCCAAGAGGGCGTACTCCACGAATTCTTCGACCTTCTCCGGCCAGCCGCGCTCGGTGAGCAGCGGCTGGACGAGGCAGATGCCCTCGATGTCCATACGGCACTCGGTGAGATCATCCGGACATGGGATCTCAAAGCAGGGCTTTTCCACCCCAGCCATGGCATCCGTCTCAGTCTGCTCGAAGCCGACGAGAGACCAGAAAGCGGTGAAATCCGGACGCTGCGAGTACTTGATGCCGCCCCGGTTCGCGGTGATGGTCGGCAAATCGACCATACCGTCCCTAGAGACAGGAATCGGACATGTGTCGTACATCACCTCGGAAGGGGCGCACCATCCACCGGCGGCGGTGAGCGACTGTCCCGGGAGGTTGCGCTGGTCAGTGGCCGCGTCCACCTTGATCCAGTCCGCATCGGACTGGTAGAACATCGAGTCCGGCGCCTTGCGCTTGATGGAGGCCAGGGCCTGACGCACCCCCGGCGCCTGCGACCGCGACACCAGGCTCATGCCGGTGTGGACAGCGGCGGCGATGGCCTTGGAGTCGGTGAGCTCCTGGCCTGCGCGGTAGTTCGGCAGGTCGCCTGCGGCGAGCACGGTGTGCGTAACGCGGTCGTTGCGTCCCGAGTCGCTGGCGGTCGGTGCTGGCGCGGCAGCAGCCGCGCGGTCGAGCGGGATCGGCATTTGAGTACTCGCATTCTGGTCGGCCGGAGCGCCGTCGGCGGCGACTAGATCCCGCTGAGGTGCTGCGACGTCGGCAGAAGCGGCGGCGGCAGCGGCGTCGGCCTCGACCTCGGCCGTCTCTTCGGCGTCGGATTCGGGCTCGGTGTCGCTGGTGCGCCGGTCGATCGCGTCGAGGATGACGGTCAACGCCTCTGCACGGGCGATGGCCGATTCCTCGGTCGGGACTTCTTCGATGTAGGCCTGGGCTGCTTCGATCGCGGCATCGCGAAGAGCGGCCAGGTCATCCTCGGAGACCTCGCCGATGAGCGACTCAATACGCGCGAGACGCTCTTCCTCCCCCAGACCGCCGAGCGCTTCGATGATTTCGTCGAGCGTCATGTCGGTATCTCCGGATTTGGTGTGGGCACGTCCGGTCGCGTCCCCGGCCCTCACGCCAGCGGTGACGTTCAGTATCTGGTCACCCACGCCCCAGATACTGGATAAAACGGACATTACCACACTAAATGCAAGACTTACCATTTAGCGGTCAAAAGGGAGTTGTGGCTACTTCGGTTTAGTACCGGGACGAATCTCTTCTACGGTGCCGCTGTGGAGCTGCGCGTGCCGGACGGCATCGGACTGGCTCCCGAACGTGACTCGCGCGCCCGAGGGCAGCGTGACCATCCACCTCGTGCGGCTCGACGTCCACACACCGCCACCGCCTGCGGCCTTACCTGCACATCCGCATGCCATTGGTTCTCCTCTGTGCCGCCTAGTCGGCGGCGCTTCGCAACTTCGCCAACGCCCGTTTAGCGTTGTATTCCAAGACCGCCTTGCAGCCTTTGACCCGCGTTTTCAACGTGGCCTGCTGGCGACCGGGCCAGTTCAGGTTGTCGCCGGGATTGCCCGAGGCACCCCCTCGGCACCAGCGCCTGATGACGTTGGTAGCGACCGCGATGGCGTGGGACTGGCTCATGCCTTTAGCCATGAGGTGCAGGGCCACGTCTTTGAGGTCGGATTGCGTGCCGCCCGACCGGTCCACCCAATTGCGCTCGCCGGGGAGGTCGACCCATCCCACGGCGAGCGGCGGTGGTGCGGCGGTCAGGCTTTTTTTGAGCGTGCCGCCGCTGCGAGCAGGCGCTTGCGCGCGTCCTTGGACCGGTACTGCGTGAGCCGGTGCGCGAGCGCGGAAGCGGCAACCTGGCCGTCGGGGACGGGCGCAGGCGCTGCGGCGGCAGGTGACGCTGCCTCAGCAGGAAGCGCAGCGCCCGCGCCCGCATCGGATGCGGCCTGGGCCGCAGTCTCGGTGATCGGCGGGGCTTCGGCGGTGGCATCGGCCGGGACCGGCACCGGGTCGGCTTCGCCGGTGGCGGCCGGTTCACCTTCGGTTGCCGGGGCGGTCTCGCCCCCGTCGACGGCGGCGGCGTCCTCGGCCCGCGCGGCAAGCGCTTCCCGGACGGCGATGCCCACGGCTTCGCCGATCATTGCCTTCATGGGCTCCATGAGTTCGGCGGTCATCGCCTCACGCACGGCCTTCGCCATGGCGGCGTCCTGCACTTCGTCCACGACGGCTGCTCCAGCGGTGATGAAGGTGCGGATCTCGCCGTCCTCGACGGTGACCACACCGAACGGCGGCATGTTCCGGTTGGGCTGGAAGCCGGGGTACTGCGGGAATCCGGCGGCGGCCAGCGCCATACGGTCGGCGTTGAGCAGCGTGTCGGGCTGCCGCACCGGGAACCCCGGATTCGGCACCGAGAGCGCGGCGATCAGTTCGAGCCCGGCACCGGGGCGGGGTTGGCGCCAGTCTCCAGAGACACGCGCCAGCGAAAACCGGGTGCGCAGCTCGGGGGAGACGTCAGGCAGCATCGACCCGGCAATCCAGATACCGAGCGCGTCCTCACCGACGTTGACGGCGGCGACCATCGTGCCGGTGTTGTCGTAGTGCGCGGCAGCGGCGTCGGCCGAGAGGTTCTCAGCGGCGTGGCCGGTGTTCATGGTGATGATGCCGACCGGCACGAGCGAGCCGTCGGCGGTCATCACCTGGGACTGCCGGAAGTACCCGTAGGTGCCGTCGTTCGACTTGGGCGGGTAGACGAGCTTGCCGTCGTAACCAATGTGAGGCTGATCCCACGTCGCCAAATGCCCGTAGACGCGGCCGTCGGCGGTGACGGTCAGCTTCGTGGGCTCGATGAGCCGGGGGTTGGCGAAGTGGTCGGCCGGTGGCCGCCATTCCCCGCCGGTCGCGGAGGCGCGCAGCACCCGGCTGCGGGACGCAGTAGTGGTCGGTACAGGCATGGCGGCCTCCTTGGGCGGCTCAGCATCGGTAGTGGTCGGCGCCGTTGGAGCAGTGCCGCAGTTGCAGCTACAGCCGGTGGCGGCTGAAGCGGTCTCGGAGTCGGGACGGTCCCAGGGGGCGCGCAGGCCTTCGTCGTCAAACTCGCGGGCGAAGCGCCGCAGGATGGAGGCGACGGCCGAGCGCATGCCTTCGAGTTCGGATTCGGACCCCGACAGCGCGCGGGCTTCGCCCGGTTCGGCCTCGGGGGAAACAGAGCGGGCGGCGGCCTGGACCCCGGAGAGCACGAGGTGGAGGTTGCCGTCGAAGACGTTGGCGACGGGCAGCTTGTAGGAGCCGATCGCCGAGGGGTTCTCGTCCGGCTCCCGCCAGATGAACCCGGCCCCCATGCAGTCGGGCATGACGCCGTCGTCACCGGCGCAGCGCTGGGCCATGGCGGCGCGCGCGGCGTTGCCGTCCCATGGCGTATCCCGCTCAGGGTGCAGCGGCAGCTCAGTGTTGATGGTGACCGGCATCGCTACTCCCTGTAGTCGCTCTCATCAGATACTTGCACATTTCACGCTTATCGTGCTTAGTACCTGTTTCTATCCTAAACCGGACATAACTGGCTACGGGGTCGACCAGATGCGGTGCGGCCTCGGCCAGTTCGGTGAACCCGTCGCGCAGCGCCGACGTCACGACCTCGGGCTCAGCCGAGATCTGCGTATGGATCTCGTCGAGGGGAAGTTCCTTGTACTTGCCGCGCAGCGCCCGCGAGGAACCCAGGAGGTACTGCCCGCACCGGCGCAATGCCCGCCGCGAGGCGATGTCGGCGCACGCGCTCCACCCCGCATCCGAGGCGATCTGCGACAACCCCACCTGGGAGTCCTCACCCGAAGCCGGGCCTACCCGGTTAGTGAGGTCACGCAAGCGGTCGGAGAGCCGGTCCATCCCGGACGGCACCAGACCTCGACCCTCACGCTCCTGCACGGCGATGGGCGCCTCACCCGGCGCCGGGGCGTCCGAGGCCCCGTAGCCCAGAGCAGCTCGTGCGGCCTCGTCGGAGATGAGCCCAAGCTCGTAGGCCGCCAGCGCCAGGTCGCCACGGTTGGCCTCGGACTGGGCCCCGGCGGCATCGAAGGACACCATGTAGTCCTCGGCGTCCGGCATCCCCATCGCGGTGAGCGCTGGGCGCAGGAACTTGACGGTCATCTCGCGGCACAGGAACGACAAGGTCGGTTCGATGTTGACGCGCTGGCCGGAGGACTCCACTTGCCACGCCGTCCAGTGGTTCAAATCGCCCATACCGGTCAAAACCTCCGGAGGGATGTCCAAACCAATCGCAATGCGACGGACTGCGGACGTACGGAGCGAATCGACCCTTTCGTCGAAGGGCGTGGCAAGGGTGAGGTGCCGGACGGCGTTGAGCGCTTCCTGGTGGCCCTCGATGATGACCGGCAGATGCCGCGACACGTCCAAAGGGGACCGGAAGGAGGCCTGCGAGGTGCGGATCAGCGAGTGCATGAGGGGGTTGCCCTCGGGGGGGTTGACGCCGGTCGACTGCCCGGGGGCGACGGTGTTCAAGGAGTTGGGCACCAGCAGCAGACCAGCACCGGCGAGGCGGGATTTGGCGGCGGTCTGGACGTGGCCGGAAAGGTCGATGAGCTCGTGCAGGGTGCCGATGAGCGCCCTGGTCGGGGCGTCGGGCTCGGCCGAGCGAATCGGGTGCGGCATGAGCATGGGGATCGACCAGACCTGGTCGCGCGGAATCTCGTAGTCGGTCCCGGAGACCGAGTCGTGAACCCACACCCCGTTGCCCGATTCGCGGTAGTCGTACTCGGAGGCCACGACCCACTGCCGCCCGGCCTCGGTGTCGAAGCCGACGAAGCGCCAACGCCCCAGCAGCTTCATGAGGGTGGTCATCCGGTAGATGACCATCGACTGCTCAGGGCCGGTGGGGGCGAGTTCGAGCAACGGCTCCCACGCGGGGTGGTCGCGGGGCACGTCGACCGGTTCGTGCTCCTCGCCGGTCGGAGTCTTGGCGATGACGAGCCGAGCGCGGGAAGCCGAGGAGGCAATCCAGTAGATGCCGTACCGCAGCTCCGGCACCAAGTTGTAGAGCTCGCTCGCCTCGGCCTGCCATTCGGCGGTGGCCGATTCGAGCGCGTACGAGCCCAGGCCGATTCGGGGGTCGACCATCCCGGAGGGACGGCCCCGGAACATCGCGGCCGTGATCGACTTCAGCCGAGCTCGCATCCCCATTAGTCAGAACCACCTGCTCGCACGTCGTCGTCGTCGTCCTGACGGGCGGCGTGCATGGCCTGCACGATCGCCGCTTCGGTGTCATCGCTGAAGGCGAGCGCCGGTTCCGGGACGTCGGGCGCTGCCCGGAACGGCTCGTCGGCGTTGAGCAGTGCGATGGGGGAGACCGTGGCGACCTCGTGCTGGGAGGGCATGGCGGCGTTGGACAACGCTCCGCACAGCCACGCGATGGTGCCCATGACGGCGACGACCTGCCACCAGGTCTGGTCCGCCCATGCCCACCACGACAGTCCAACGGGGACAGCGATCCAGACCCCGGTGCACCACGGGCATTCGATGAGCGCGCCCAGGAAGCCCGAGAGGCGGTCGCGGATCGGTTGCGTGATCGTGTCAAGCGTGATCAGGCGCATGATCCGGACAGCCAGCCCTGCCGCGAGCACGATAGTCAGCCAGTCATCCACCACAACAGCATAAACCGGACAAAACAGTAAATGCGCAACTAACCATCGCAAAAACGTAGTCGGCTCTGATAACGACTCAAAACCGGTCAGTGCGAGCGTGCGATATTCTCACGAATCACCCATCTGAAAGGACCCCCATGAGCGCCTCCGAAGAACACGCCACCGCCGTCAACACCGCCACCAGCGAAGCCCAGACCCTCGCCGCCGAAGCCGAACGCAACCTCAAAGAGAGCGTCGAGACCGCCGCCGCAGGCGTCGCCGCCGCGATCGACACCCTCAAGAGCGCCGTCACCGCCCTCCTCGCCCAAGCCGAAACCAGCCAGACCGCCGCACAGAACACCCTGGGCCCCGCCGAGCAGCACGTCAGCGCCACACAGGCAGCCGGTCAGGGCACCCTCGGCCACGTCCTCGCCGCCCAAGAGGCCTGCCAGCTCGCCGTCAACGCCGCCACCGGCGTCCAGGAGTTCATGGGCACCCTCGCAGGCGCCGTAGAAGAAGCGCAATCGGTTGCCATCACGAGCCTGATGAGCCTCCTCGGCCAGCTCGACGACGGCATCGAAGGCGCTAAGACCGTCGTCGGCCACCTCGAAGAGGCCACTACCCAGATCACCATCGCCCAGACCCCGCAGTGACATGGGCGACCTCATCGACGCCGTCACCGGCTTCTTCACCCTCATCCGCGACCTGTGGCTGGCCCTGTGGCCCGCCATCACCGCCGTCGCCGGAGCACTCTGGTGGGCCCTGGAGACCTACCCCGTCTTCCGCGCCATCGTCATCATCGGCGCCCTCGGCCTCTTCATCTACTGGTTCGCCGACGGCGTCAAAAACTGGCGGAAGAAATGCATCCCCTGCCGAGGACTCGGAGCCTTCAACTCCAAGCTCTCCTCGAAACTCAACCGGCCCTGCCCGTGCTGCGCTGGCAGCGTCGCGGGCGGCGGCAGGCACCCGACGATCCGCTCCCGCATCTGGGGAAGCATGCGCGGCAAAAAGCACTAGAGCGACTATGAAGGAACTATGACTGAACTCCAACATCTGCCCGTGGTCAGCTTCGGCCTCTCCGTACAGTTCCGGGGCGGCAACGAAGGCCTCTACAACTCCGGCGACACCATCATCCTCGTGCCCGGCCTGGGATGCAGCAAGGAGTGGTTCAACAGCGCGTTCCGATCCGAGTCGCTCCGGCACGTCGCGCTGGTCTCCTTCGACTTCCCCAACCAGGGCGACTACGCACCCGCGACCATCCCGAGACCACTATGGAACGGCAACCTGGGGATGCTCCACCAGTGGGTGGCAGCGGTCTACGACCTCGTCGCCGGAACCGGCACCCGCTTCCACATCGTCGCGCACTCCATGGGGAACCTGCCAGCGCTCACCGCGTGGCGCACCATTCCTACCGAAGCACGCGGCGCGTTCATCGCCATCGAGGGCAACCTCTCCACCGCCGACTGCTTCGCCTCCTCCCGCATGTCCGTCGGGCTCCCCGAGACCGAGGCCTTCATCGACGAAATGCGCGCCAGCGCCGACCCTGCGCTTAAACGCTGGGGCGACGACCTCATGTGGTGCGACCCCGAGTACCTCCTCACTCTCGCCCGTGACCTAGTCAGCGCCTGCGGCACCGATGAGTTCGGGGAACGGTGGGAGATGCTGGGCCGTCCGCACTATCTCTACGGCGAGGACTCCGGATATCCTGAGCACCACCGGAACCTGTTCGACCGCACTGGCACCACGGTGCGCGAGATCCCCGGGGCCGGTCACTTCCCGATGTACACCAACGCGACGGCGACATGGGACGCCGTTGCCGACGCCGTCAGGAGCGCACGTGGTTGAAGAGATCACTTCCTTGGACGACGAACGGTTCATGAAGCCGTTTACGTCCTTCACCGACTCCGCGTGGCGGCTGGAGACCCTGGACTACTACGACGTCGGCTACGAGCAGGAGGCGTACGCCGCGTTCCTCGCCGGGGACCTCAGCCTCATCCACGACTCGCCCAGCCCGTGGATCGACCAGGTCATCACCCCGGCGGTCGACGAGGGCCGCTACATCGGCCGCGTCCACGTCATCGAGCGCGTCACCGACGCCGACGGCAAGCTCGCCTTGTCGGACTACCTCAGGTTCGAGTTCGAGTGGTACAAGCGGAACAAGGCCGCTGGCGACGACATCCGCATCGCCTGGGCCGAGCCGGGCAAGTGGCCGCGCAACGTGTGGAAGCAAGGCTGCGACTTCTGGCTCTTCGACGCCCACACCGACCACGCCAAGCTCATGGAGATGCACTACACCGAGACCGGCGAGTTCCGCGTGGCCGTTCTCAGCGACAACCGTGAACACGTCAAGCGCGCCCACCGCTGCGCCAAGGCGGCGCAGGTCGCCTCCAAACCGTTCTACCCGTAAGGAGCCCGTCATCGACTCCCAGCTCGCCGCCCAGGCCGCTGCCGCCATGTACCGCGCAGCGCGGTTCGGCGTCGGACCCATCTCGAAGTCCACCCTCGACTCGATCGACCGTGCCCTGGCCGGGCTGAGCGCGCAACCTGACTCATGTCCTGACCGCGATCACCCTGAAAACGGCATATCGTGTCCAGGTGATCATGTTCAAGATCGAGATAGTGAAGACCCTGCGCCTGGGCGCTGAATCGCACGACGTACTCGACCGCGTGAAGCACTTCATCGACGCGTGGTCCGGCGGCGACAGCACCCTGGTGCAGTTCTACGAGCCCCAGTCGCTGTGCTTGCAGCGCACCTCCCCGCCGTTCGCCTACTGGCGCATCGACCCCACCGCGTTCGACCGCTTCGGGCCGCTCCCCTTCACCGCTGATGGCAAAGCCATCCGCTGGACCTGGCTGTACGGGTTCCAGGACATGCTCCAGAACGCCCCCACGATCACCGTCAAAGCGAGCGACCTTCCCGCATGACCGCCTACCCGGGCCAGCCGCGCATCACGCTGCTGTGCCACCCGAACTTGAAGACCCGGCTGCTGCTGCGGTTGGCGAACTGGGCCACCGATGAGACCGGGCAGCTCGACCCCGGCGTGGAGATCCGCACCGACGCCCTCCGCGACCGTGGCTACCGTGGACCGCCGAAGGGCCACACCGTGTTCGACCTCGCGTTCGGACTGTTCGCCAAATACGGCGACCCGCCGTTCACTGCCGACAAGGGCACCGTCATCGCCTGGTGGGAGGCCCCGGCCCTGCACGTCGTCCACCCCGAGGATCTGGACGCGGTGGCGTGCGGTCATGAAAAGCGCTAACGTCGAAGTACGTCAATATCACCTGCTCTAGGAGACCCTATGGCCTGGCTTCCGCAATCGCACTACGACAACTTCGCCGGGATGTGGCCGCTGCTGGTCCTGTGCGAGACCGACTCGACCGGCCCGGTCGAGGTCGCCGACCAGGCAGCCACTGAGGCGTGGCTGGACGAGCACTCGCTCACCGTCCACGGGGGCGCCACCGACTTCACCTTCCAGGTCTACAAGCTCGAACCTCCGGGTGAAGACCCTCCTCCGGAAGAGGAAGGCTAGACACGGAGGGACCTCTCGGTTACTCTGTGCTTTCCAGCAGCGGGATAATGCGGCCCGCTCTCCCGACGCATTCAGGTGCAATCGCGGCCTGGGGACCCGCCGCGACGGCGCCCGCTGGAGGTGGCCGTCACAACATGTGATACCTTCACCGCGAGGGGTGGGGGGATCGGAAACCCGCTAGTCGGGGGATCTCGTGAGGGCCCGGTGCATGAGGGGTGGGCACCGGGCCCTCCGCACGTCCCCTCCAGGAAATCGTGTAGCCTGTTCATATCAGTGACCTGGTTGATGGACTCCGTCGATTGACTGCGGTGTGAACTCGCTGAGTGCTGGCCCTTCTCGCGGGGGAGCGGTACAAGAAAGCGGACCGGCGTCGATTCGGTCCGCTTTTTTCTAGCCGACACAATGAACAAAACGGACATTCGGGTATATTCGCCCGTATGCCCGATCTGTCTGGTTTGTCTGATGCGGAGTTGTACGCGTACGCCGCGAAGCTCCAGGCCTTCCACGACCCGGCCTCCCTCGCCCGCTGGCTGAACCCGGCCTACCAGATCCGCAGCCACCACCGGCTCATCGGCGAGAAGATCGCCGCGTTCCTCCAGCGCGGCAACAAGCGCAAGCTCATGGTCCTCGCGCCGCCCCGCAGCGGCAAGTCCGAGCTGGTCACCAAGATGCTGCCCCTGTGGTGGCTGGCCCACCACCCCCATCATCAAGTGGTGGCCGCCGCGTACGGGTCGGAGTTGGCAAAGAACTGGGGCCGCGACGTTCGCCGCCTCGTCCGCGAGCACGGCCACAAGATCGGCCTCGCCATCTCGCCCGAGGTCCGCACCGCCCAGTCGTGGAAGCTCGTCACCGGCGGCGGCATGCGCACCACCGGTGTCGGCGCCGGGCTCACCGGCCATGACGCCGACCTGCTCATCTGCGACGACCCGCACAAAGACCGCGAGGAAGCCGAATCGAAGCTTCTGCGGGACCGGGTGGACGACTGGTGGTCCTCGACGTTCATTACCCGCCAGTCGCCGGGCACGCCGATCTGCCTGATCCTCACCCGCTGGCATGAGGACGACATCGCCGGTCGCCTCCTGGCCCGCGAAGGCGACGAGTGGGAGGTCATTCGCCTGCCCGCGATCTGCGATTCCACCAATGACCCGCTGGGCCGCAACCTCGGGGACCCGCTCGGGCACCCGAAGATCGACGACGACCGCGACGAGCTCATGGAGCACTGGAACCGTCTGCGCCGCAACATGTCCGTCCGCGACTGGTTCGCCCTGTTCCAGGCCGACCCGCAGCCGATCGAGGGCGCCCTGCTGACCCCCGAGCAGATCGACGCCTGTCGCCACCCGTTCGGGCACCCGGTCCCCGGCGCGCTGCGTGTCGCTGTCGCCGTCGACCCCTCCGGCACCGCCAACGGCGACACCGCCGGGATCGTCTGCGGGTTCCTGGGCACCGACTCCCGCGTCTACATCACCCGTGACGCGACCCGCCGGTGCACGCCCACCCAGTGGGCACGTGAGGCCATGCTCATCGCTCACGAGGTCGCCGCCGACGTGCTCTTCGTGGAGAACAACTTCGGCGGCGAGATGTGCGCCCTCCAGCTGCGCGCGGCGTGGGAAGACCTGGAGGAGGACGGCACCATCCCCCCCGACATGCTCATGCCCAAGATCGAGGAAGTCCGCGCGAAGTACGGCAAGAGGATCAGGGCCGAACCGGTCGCGCAGCACTTCGCCCAGGGCGACATCCGCTTGGTTGGCGACATGGACGCGCTCATCCGCGAATGGACGACCTGGCAGTCCGGCTCCCGCGAGTCGCCCGGCCGCATCGACGCCACGGTCTACCTCGCCCAGGGCCTCATCAAAGGACGCGCCCTGGGGCCCACGCGGATTGTGGAGCCTCCGATCGGTCAGAGCATCTATGCTGCCTTGGACCCCGCATGGTCGTCCTACGACATCATCTAGGAGCACTATGAGCCTGACCTTGGGCCGGTACGAACTCATCCTGCGGCCCGTGACCGGCGGCGACAAGGAGTTCCTCATCGGCGAGTTCACCTTCGAAGCCCGGCAGGGACCGGACGACACCGTCGACTTCTACGACGTCAACCGCGAGCTCGACGGCGCCTTCTCACGCGTCAAAGCAGTACCGCCCGAAACCGAGGACTAGTCCACCATGGACTATCTGACGTACAAGCGGTACACGCTCGTCATGCAAGTCGAGCACAAAGGCGAACCGATCGAACTGGGATCGGTATCCGCGCAGCTCCCGGCGGAACTGGAAAGCCGACCCGCCGACCTCTTCGACGCATTCGCCGCAATGCTCCGCGCCGGTGCCGACCGCATGCCCGACAAACGCATGTTAAGCTCAAGTTTCTGTTCCTCCCGGAACGGACCGCCCGCAGCCGTCACCACTCACCGGTAGTCGACTGCAACCTTAACCGTCTTGCAAGCTGCGGGCACCCGGAGAAGTATCCAAGCGGACAACGGACGCTGACTGTAAATCAGCTGCCCCCGGGCTTCGCAGGTTCGAATCCTGCCTTCTCCACGTGAACGCAACCACCCCACCGGAGCCAGCGGTTCCCATCCTCGCCCATGAAGAGTTCTACCGGCTCGCCCTCACCGAACCCAAGACGGCTGTCGAAAGCCTCCAGCCGTTCTCCAGTCTCGAACAGGCCATGCTCGTCACGAACCTGTACATGAACATGGTGTGGCTGTCGTTCGGGCGCCGGTCGCCGACATGGCGCACCCGCCGCAGGGCCGCCAAAGCCCTTGCCGCCGACATCGGCCGCGCCCACTACCGGGAGATCAAAGCCCTCCTGGACATCTTCGACCACCCCGACAAGGTCTTCGCCGTCCCCACCGCCACCCACGCCAACGAGCTCATGGTCCACATGGCGGCGGCGATCTACGCCCGCGCCGAACCCGACGGCGCGACGTTGCAGGTCATCATCGAACGCCTCCTCACGCCGGGCCTGGAGCACCTGATGTCCACCACGCGCCTGAGCGGGAGCGCGTGATACCTTCACACCCGGCGGGGGCGTGCCGGTGCGAACCGGTCCAGCATGTGCTTGAGCCACACGTCCCCGCCCCAGGTACACTCAGCGCAGTCGGCCTTAATTGTGGGAACGGTTGAGGACGATCGGGCACGCCGCCCCTGACCTCCGTCGGGGGCGGCTTCGTCGTTTACCGCTGCCGGTTGCGCTGACCGGGCCGGTTGACCTTCGGCCGCTCCAGCACACGCGGCTCACCATCGCACTTCCCGATCTCACTGATCTCGGCGAACAGCCGTGCCCGCGCCACCCACATGCGCCCGGCCGCCAACGCCAACTGCCGCAAGGTGTGCACATCGACGGCAGCGAGCTTCGCCAGCTCCACATCGCTCTCAGCTGTCCCGGGCACCCACTGCAACACCCCGGTCTCTTGAAGCCGATAGGCCCGGCGCAGCGCCAAGAACGCCCCCGGCGACGACGCCACCGCCTCGACCGCCGCCTCGATGCACACCTCGCACTCATTCCAGAACGCGTCGACCAGCCGGGTCAGCATCGCCCACTCCTCCACCGATCCCATGGAGACGATCTGGTCGGTCGCGCACAGCACCGGTCGCGTGGCACGAGGAAGATGAGAGTGAGCAGTCATCGCGCCAGTATAGGGGCTACTCCCGACCGGTCATGTCGTCTCCTCGTCTTCGTGTTCCCACCTGGGCTTGTACACCGTGGTGATCTCCGTGATCTGACCCTGATCGTCGTACTTCGTAGTGCTCACATAGTCCATGGAGTTCCCGCTGGCCTCCCCGTAGCGCGGAGCGCGGGCCATCCCCAGCAGCCACCCGAACCGAGGCCACCGCTCCTCCAGCAACCGCACCACCCAGTGGTACAGCGACCCCGCCAGCGCACCCACCAGCACTACCAGTTGCGACTCCAGCTCGGCCGACACATGCACACCTTTGGACGTCGCCAGCGACACCAGCACACCCACCAGCACCGGCACACCGGTACGGATCACCGACGGGACCACGTTCACGCGCTGGCCTCCGGTTTCGGTGCCAGGGCCTGACGGCGTTGGAGCTCTTCGACGAGCTCGATGGTCTGCGCCTCGATGGCCTCGGCCGCCCCGACGGACAGGGAGAACTGGGAGGAGGCGACCATCTGCGGCGGCTGCTCGGGGCCGCCGAGCTGCGTCATGGACAGCAGCCCGTTCTCCATGGTGTTCATGAGCTCGATGATGGAGACGACGTCGCGGGGCTTCCACCGTTCCGGCTCGCCCGCGAGGGAGCCCAGCACCTTCACGGCGAGGTCGCGGATTTCACCGGTCAGCTCCAGGCGGTTCTTGAGGATTACCAGGCGCCTGCGTTCCAGAATTCCCTGGAGCGTCTCGTTCTTCGACCAGTCCCATGCTTTCGCGCGGTCCTCCCACGAAAACCGCAGCGCGAGCCGCTTGAGGTGCCGCAGGGAGTAGGAGACGACGGGCGCCCCGAAGTCGTCGGTGGCGCCGGGCCTGCGTACGCGTATCTCGACGTCGGCGAGCTCGGCGAGCCGCCGTTTCCCCAGGGCCCGGGTCTGCGGGTTCGCGCTGGGGGTGAGTTCGAGGTAGGCCTTGAACATCGCGTGCTGCTCGTCGGTCTCCTCCTCCTGTTGCTCCCACAGGTCGATCTCCCCGTCGAGCTTCACAGGGGTATCCCAATTCGGTCGTTCCGTCACCTTTGTCATGGACAGAGCGTACCGAATCAGACATATCGTTCCCGTTTAACTGCGTGTCACCACTGCTATGCTCACCGTGCTGATCCACGGGCCGGTCGCCCGCACGACCGGCCCACCACTCTCTTCAGGCAGGCCATGGAAGACACCGTCGGAACCCGCATTGCCGCCGCTCGTGCCGACAAAGGGTGGACCCAAAACGACCTCGCCAAAGCCACGTTCACCGCCCAGACGTGCATCTCCTACTGGGAGGGCGACAAGCGCGCCATCACCGTGCACGACCTGCTCCTCGTCGCCGCCGCGCTCGACGTGACCGCCGCCAGCCTCATCCCCGACGACGCCCCGCCACCGGCGCCACCGCCCCCGCTCGACCTGACGTTCCTCACGCAAGACCTGCGGGAGATCCTGTACCGCCTGGAGAAGACCGTGACCGGACCCCACACCGTCGTCGGATGGGCCGCCAAACCCACCCAGATGTGCACCACCAGGCCCGGCAAGCACTGGCACCTGTTCCTGTACACCCACGGCGGCGCGGGCTACCGCATCGACGGTCTCCACTTCAACACCGAACCCGAAGCCGTGGCGTGGGGAAGCGCGAACCTCCGGCTGCGCCACCTTCCCCACGGGAACCAGTAAGCTCCTCGCATGAACGTTCGGCTTGATCGCCGCCAAGGCACCCGACTCGACCTCGACACCTACTACCCCGAATTCGCCGCGAACTTCCACCACACCGAATTCTGGAAACTCGAACGCGGACAGCACTTCGCCGAACCCTCCAACCCCAGTTGGATCGCTTTCAACCGAGGCCGATGGAAAACCGCCATGAAACTTCTGGACCCATGGCAGCAAGCCCTCCGCGCCATCCACGACCACAACCTCACCGCTGAAGCCCCCGCCTACCGCATCCGCATCGTCGAAGAACCGCTCACCCCCTACATGCGGTGGGAACTCGAACTTCTCCACCGCCGCAACGAGGTCACCGGCCGCATCAACGTCATCGCCGCCGACGACGAGCTCATCGCAGAGATCGAACAGGAAAACGGCGCCCAGCTGCCCGACCTCAACATCATGGACACCCTCATGTACGAGGTCGTGTACGACGCCAACGGCGTCATCGACCACGTCTACAAGTACACCGATCCCGACACCATCACCCCCTGGCGCGACCTCACCAAACACCTCTACCGCGAAGGGTTCGACATGGAGTACTTCTACCGAGCCCACGTCATGCACCTACCGCCTCCCCAGCGCCCCGATCAGCTCCCTGCCGACTACCTCCAGAAACTCGGACGACCCACACAACCACCGTCATAACCGGCCGTGCCGGTACCGTGACCACATGCCGGACACCGTGCCCTACCCAGCACCCGACGAACCCGTCACCATCACCATCCCCTACTGGGTCGCCACCCGCATCAGATCCACCATGCACCGACAAGTCCTCGAACCAGAAGGATGCATGTGCATCGAACACCACGAGGAAACCCTCACCAAACCCGCCGAAGCCTTCGACACCGTCAAAGACCAGATCGACACCTGGTACCGCACCTGGCAAACCAACACGCACACACAGTAACCAGTAGACTCCTCGCATGGAAACACCAGCACCCGGCAGCCTGCGCCACTTCCTCGAAGAACACCGCGCCGCCCCCCGCTACTACGCCACCGGCCGCAAATCCGGCGACCACTGGGAACTCCACATCGACGGCATCGGCACCACCCAAGCCGCCCCCGGAGAATCCCACCGCACCATAATCCTCAACTACGCCGACGCCCTCGGACACAACACCCAAGGCGCCCACGTCTTCATCCACTACCCAGGACACCCAGCACCATGAGCGAATACCACAGCATCCAAACCGGCTACGCCCCCGGCGGATACCACGCCCGCCACCCCAACCGAGAACTCGACGTCGCCTACTCCGTCTTCGACAACACCGACATCCGCCTCATCGCCAAAACCGGAGCACTCTCCAAATACCACCACCTCACCCCCAACGAAGCCCACGAAACCGCCACCCGCCTCCTCATCGCCACCGGCGCCCCACAACACATCATCAACGAACTACTCGCCATACAAGAAGCCAACGGCTGCGGCAAGGAGAACCACTGGTGACCACCGAACCACCCGTCTACCTCACCCTCGCCGAGATCGCCCGCGACCTCGGATACAAGGTCAACAACATCGCCAGCATCGTCGGCCCCTGGAAAAACGACCCCGAGCTACCCCACCCCCCACCCGACGCGTACTACACCGTCAAAGACGGCCACAACGGCGGCCTCTGGCTGCCCGAACGACGCGAAGCATGGCGCACATGGAACGCACAACGCAAAATCCTCGGCCGCCAACGCATGGGCGGCAGACACCCCCGCAACCCTGTAGACTCAACCCGGTCCTGACTTCAGTAAGCATGGACGTCTCTAGCCCGCACCTGGGCCAGGCAAGTACCAGGGGCGGGCGATTTCATGCCCACAGGAATCCGAGCAAGACACGTGATACCCTCAACTTGCTTCACCATCACGCTGCCCCCTCACCGCCGCTTTGCACGAGGGGGCAGCGCCCCAAACGTCAGGCGCGCTCCTGACACCGGCCGCCTGCCAAGTCATACCCGAAGGCATCAACCCCCAGCCGTTGACCTTCGGTGGCAGGCGGCCACACCACCCACACACACCAAACGCCCGGAGGAAACCCCCGGGCGCCCACAGCGACCTAGCGCTTCGAACCCTGCTGCACCGACTGCTCCGTCAGCACCTGCATCTTCTGATTCGACACCGCAGCCTCAGCCACCTTCTGACCAGGCGTCTGTGTGCCACTCGCAGGCTTGTCCGCCATAACCCCTCCTTCATGTGGATGAACAACTTTCACATGTTATCCTGTCGGTAAGCAAAATTTCTGTACCCCCCCATTCTTTTTAGGGGGTCCGGTCCACTTCGGACGGATCGCCCCGCCACAATGGACTGTCGATTTTGGACCGTGGCCCGTGTCCTGTGTGGACACGGGCCGTGTCCCTTGCGGACTTGTCCTGTGTGGAGCGTGGCCGTGTCCTGTGTGGATTATGTGGACTAGCGCGCGTGTCACTTGCCGCGCGGTTAGCTGCCTCGCATGTGGACTGTGACCGTGCGTGTGCGCGCGCTGGCGGACAGTGACCTAGTGAAGTTTCCTTACGGATATCCCACGGTTCACAGTTTGAATCCCACAATGCGAAACTCTGTCACCCCACTTGACCAGGGGAAACGCTGGCAAGCGTGTGCCGGTCCGTGCTGGCACTGAACGCGCGCCCGTAGTTGTTCAGCAACGCAAAGCTACGGGCGTGAGCCGTGCCACAAGGCCTTGACGCCAGCGCGACCGTGCCGTAGAACGCGCGCGCACACACGCGCACACGCACACGCACCATGTAGGGAGCGGCCTAGGCCTAGGCCGCTGTACGGCTCCCTACGGCTCCCTACGGCTCCCGTAGGCCGCTCCCTAGGCCTTGCCTAGGCCTAGCTGGGCACGGCAGGCACGGGAGCCGTAGGCCTAGGCCGCGCCAGCCTCCCCCATTGTCCCAGCATGTGGGACAATCCGCGATGAATCTACCTGCGGAAACGCACAGAGCCCCAGCTCACGGCCACAATGCCACCCCAGCCTCACTAGCCACGTGAGCCACAGACCAGGCCGCGCTGGCAAGCGCTATCAGACCCCCATATCCCAGCATGTGAGACCAGCCAAACTTTTTTTCTGACCCCACTGACCAGGCAGTTTCCACCTTTCTTGCCACTCGATGTGACGGCCATCACTGCACTCTTATCGACATGGTGTAACTTTGTCGTTGTCCCCCCCGGCGAACCGGGCAGGGGAGCGGCAAGGCAGACACGCGGAAGAGAGCCCGAAAGCGCGGCCCACCGTGAGCCACCGCGAGGTGCAAGGCAAGGCCTCCACATTGCGGGCACATGCCCGTGAGCTGTGTTGTTTGAGAACTCAACAGTGTGAGCAATTCCGGATCTTAGGCGGAGCTATGCCCGATACGCGCACTTGGCGCGTGTTCGGGAGCGTGCAAGGCTTAGGGCAACCCGGCATGTCTGAGACGCGCGGTAAGTGAGCGCGCTTGACTCTTCGGACGGGGGCACTCTGCGCCCCGGACACGGGCAACCTACGCCCGTACTCGCGACGGAAGTTCGCCCCCTTGGGGGACCGTTGCGGCCATACCCGACTACCCGCCTTGCGGGCCGAGCGGACGAAACGGACATGTTGCTCGAAAGTCATACCTGAAAACACAGTTCGGGCCTAATCACCCTGAATTGTGTTCCTGATCTGGCATGCGTGGCGCGGTAGTGAATGACGTGCCCGTACCGGAGCTAGGCGAGTGTGAGCGCGGGAACGGCCCGAAACTACAGGGGGAAATCTGTCTGTAGCGGAGAGTCTGACTAGTGCGAGCGTGAGCCCATGATGCACCCGTACGGGAACGGCGTTCGATCGTAATGCAAGTGCTGGGAAGGGACGCTAGTTTTCCTGCTTAGCGGGGGGACTAGTGCCACGTGAGGCAACGTACGCCGTTGCTGTGGCGGGTGTGCCTAGGGATCGCTATCCCTGCTAGGCGTTGAATCGCCACCGATCGGACAATCGGCGCACATTTAGCGGTTACCTAGGTTGACGACTTACCGTAACCAATCGCGACTAAAAGGGACAAATCATGCCTACGCAGAAATCTGTGCATAATCCCGGCTTCAAAGACATGGGCGCCAAGATGGACGATCATGTCAAGCGCGAGGACAAGCGAACCCAACCGCGTCGCACCAAATCTGGGCGCGATGCCAAGGGCAAGTATGACTCTAGCGGTCACCGTCCGGTAACCAAGGGTGTGCGCGTCAAGCGCGGTGAGCCCGTGGTTTACCCGTATGGTGGCAAGCCGTACGAAACGATCACGCGTAACCTTACCGCTGCAAAGCAGTGGAAAAGGACAATTGAGGACAAGCGCGACCAAATCGGCAAGCAGGTCACGCGTGAATCCAGCGCGGCCCGACCGGGTTGCGCGCTGCTCACCGTGCGCGCTTCCGAAGCGACCGCGCTCGCCTTCAAAATCCGCGCGGCCGTCAAGGGGGGACAACTGTCCGACAAACTTGACGCCAACGCGGATAGCAAGCTGTACCAAGCGCGCATTACCCGCGTACTTGAGACGCTTGCCGCTGCCGTCGAAAGCGGCCACACCGTAACCCTTGGCGTGTTCACGCGAGGTGAGCTCCGCACCATTGGTGCGCAGCGAATCAACGCCAAACACATCACGCGCCACGTGCGCACCCTGGAAAGCAAGCTCGCGGGCAACCGCTGAAATCAGGCCACCTCCACGAGGTGGCCTTTTTTCGTGCCCGCAAACCGGGACATACGGGACAGTTTCGCGCTGGCAACCCCAACCGTCACAACATGACCACGCATCTAATGCGCGTGCATGTATACGGGATAAAATTGGACACAGTAGGACAAAATTGCGGGGGCGGGTCACTTTTAGCGGGTCCTCTGAGTATTTCTCATGCGCATTGACGGGTCTCTCTGCCTGCGGGTAGAGGGACCGGGTTCTGTGCGCGTGAATTGTCCCCAGAGGGCAGACCTGGCATGCGGAGTAGAGCGAGCGCGGCCCCGCGCTCCCGGTCACCAAACCGGGGGGATGTGGGCGAGCGGCAATCATGTCGACGTGCGGGTCATACGGTAAATCCGGGTGAGTTGGGACCCGCCTGCCTTCGGGTGGGCGGGTCCCTTGGCGTGCCCGGGAAACGCGAGAGGACGGGTCATGTTTTCGCAGGTTTCGGCCATTGGTGGCTGTATCGAGTCGGTTGAGGTCGGGTGTTATTTCGGGCGCGACCTGGACGGCTCGGTCGTGTATGAGCAGTGGTCGGTGTGGGTCACGCCGAACGCTGAGGCGAACCCGTGGTGTCAGGATGCGGCGTCGTATGCGCACGCGGCGGACATGGCGCGGGATCTGAAGTCGTTCGGGCACCCGGACTTGCGTCTGGTGGGTCCGTTCCCGGTGACGTACACGGAGCTGGGTTCGCTGCTGGAGCCGGGTTCGGCTCCGGAGGGGTTGACGTTCCGCACGCACCAGGGCGCTATGCGGGTGTACGCGGAAGCGGAGTAGGCCG